CTCCTTTATTATTCTAATTGCTTCAAAAAATAGACCTGAACGATTTCCCTCAAGTCCTGAACGCTTACCCGCTACGGATAAGTCTTGGCATGGTGAACCAAATGATATTAAATCAACTGGTGGTAAGACTGCGCCATTGACATCTCTTACATCTTCAAACTTAGGCACACTAGGCCAGTGCTTCTTCAATACACTTTGGCAATGCTTATCCCATTCAACTTGGAACTTACAATCCCAACCTGCTGAATCAAATCCTAAATCGAATCCGCCGACTCCTGCAAATAGACTTCCGTAAGTTAATTGTCCCATTTTTTTCCTGACATTAGTTTTGGTTGTTGATGACAGATTCCGCATTTACCGAAATGTCCATTTCCGTAGTGCGTCTTCCACTCACGACAGCATACCACCACGATTTCCATTCCGTAGCGTTGCTCAAGTTTTTTTCTTCCATCACTCGATGTCATAGTGGTATCTGTTGTCATCAGATGTTTTCCATTTGTTAGCGTCTTCAACATCCCATTTTCTAGTATTGACAAATCTTTCAATTAGAGTTCCTGTTTTGGTTGTAAAAGATGGATCAAATAGTCTAACTCTATTATTCGGCTGTATGGCATAGTTGCCATCATCTCTAAGCATTACATGACCACATTTGTGTTGACCAGGATTTGTACTAAACCCAAGATTTATAGTGTTGTCATCTGGAGCATGCCAATCAAGCGTAAATAAATATTTTGTGTTGACAAACTCTCCAGAGCGAGCAACATAAGTCATTCTCATATTCCTCATTGCTTGGAATTCAGTAACCGCTACATGAGGGCTGAAAGAATTCCATAGGACAAGTTCGTGGATGTCGACTTCAGGGACACCCGGTCTTTCACAGAAAGCGTTTATAGGCATTCTCCACCAAATACCACCATCCTCCATTAGAAAATGAAATAGGGGGCTTCTCCCCTGAATACTTGTGACTCCAAAAATCATACAAGGGAAATATTTATCGTGAGAGTCCAATTGATCTCTCAAAAAGTTTCCTCTGACATAGCATTCAATCATAGGAACATTGGCGTTAAGCTCTGGCATTTGTTTTATATAACTTTCTTTTGCTTATAATCTGGCAGAAGTTTACGGAATTCGGCAAGTTCTTCTCTCAGCTCTCTGTTTTTTTCTTCAAGGCTATGACAGTAATCAATCCAAAATTTTATTACTCTACGCTGCTCTAAAGACTTTTGTTCAATAGGGAGGTCTGGCATTTCACCAGTAGTGTTGTTACTCATAATTACTATCAATAATTAGTTCTTGAAACACATGCCATTCAATAATGGCGACTTTAACATCGGAATCTTCACCCAGAACTACTGATATACAAGGATACTTATGGTTTGCTTTCCAAGCGTCTTTTCGCATCTTCATCCATGCAAGACGAGTTAGCGTAAACGATGAGCCGTTATGTTTGTAATCTAAAAGGAATTCATGGAACTCAGCATCTCCTTTACGAAAACCCCTGCCTGAATTCTTAACAGGCTTGGCATGATCTCTTTTGATTTCATCTTTTTCTGTTCTTTTCATATTTCAACTTTCTATATTATTTTTCTATTTATAACTCAATAAAAATGCATTCGCCAGGGCATTCTTCTGCTGCCTCAATTACATCATCAACAAGACTATCAGGTACTCTGGCAACACCTTCCCCCATTGCCGGATTAGTTTTACCATCAAAAAGTTTTTCATTCCCATAATACTCTGCTGACTCTTTGACATAAAACAAACCGTCATCTTGGGGAAAAAAGACTGCGGGCGCAATCTCTGCACAAAGACCATCCCCTGTGCAAAGGTCTTGATCAATCCACACCTTCATTTTTATTTTTTCCTTTTTGCTAAAAGTGCTTCAAAATCTTTCACTTTAGTCTCACCCATGTAAGGCCATGCGAAACCTTCATCAATCAATGCTTGGTTAATAGATATTGGATTTCCGTCTAGGAATACCCAACCAAGTATTCGACCATACTTCTCTGTGCTGTCAGGCTTTTCTGTTCTGATAACAATGACATTGGCTGCCTCAACAGCTTTCTTAAGTTTATCTTTGACCTCAAGACCTAAAGTTTTTTCATATTTGTCAGTTGTGCGAGACTCTGGCGTATCAATACCTGCCAAACGAACTCTTTGTGTGAAAGAAATGTCAAACCCTAAATCAAGATCAACATCAATGGTGTCTCCATCAACAACCTTTAAAACTTTTTTTACTCTATACTCGTACATATTCACTCCCAGAAATAATCGTGATCATGTGCTTCATCAATTGCTTTTACAATAGATATGAATGCAATAGCACCCAGACCCATAATAGCTGACACTACTGCAAGCCCAATAATTGGTATTTTCTTAATCACACCAATATTTTAGCATTTATTTCTTCCAATTGCTTGTCTGTTAAGACAATCTTGGATATCCCATTCCACTTCTCTTCGCCATAAAAGTACCAAGCACCTCGGCGCTCAATGATATTCATTTCTATCGCTATGTCTAGCAATTCTCTGTACTCGTCAATCTTGGCTTCTTGAGGAATTACATAGTAGTCCCCCTTGGTTCCAATACTAGCCCTCTGCTTAGTCTTATCTATTGTCCAAGCAACCTTTTGAGAAACAATCATGTTACGATCATCCCTCTCCATTTCCTTTGACGATTGAGAAAGGAAAAGTTTAACTATGTTGTGCATATTGTGATACACAGAGTTGCCAATCTTGGCTTTTGTGATTGCATACATTCCACTCAGGTCCATAGTTTGATGAGCAATAAAAATCATCAGATTCCTCTCTTTGTGCAAATAGTTAACTAACTGCTGTAGGAGAGCTCCTTGCGATCTTGCAAGCAATCCAATTGCTTTTGAACCTTCTGGTTTATCGTATGCTTCTTGTCTAATGATGTTTGAGAGAGAGTCAAATAGAAATACATGCTTCTCTTCATCATGATTTAAGTAAGGATGGAGGTGTCTAAGAATATCCTCCACTACTGTTGATTGAATAACAACAATGTCATTTATATCAATCCCGCACTTAGCGGCATACTCTTCATTGAAAGAATATTCCGAATCGATAATTACTGGTCTGAATCCTCGACTCTGCGCCTCTGCTAGAATTCTAAAACATATTGTTGATTTACCTACCGATGGGTTTCCCCAGAACAGATGAGTAGCACCTGTATTAAGACCTCCACCGAGAGCTCTGTTCAAACCTACACTTGGCGTAGGAATGACATCATGCACCGGCATCTTGTCGCCTTTTCTTTTATCTACTATTAACATTTTTCTCCTTATTGAATATTTTTAGTGAAAAGTTTTTGTGCCAAGTCTTTTCACTACAGACTTGAGGAACTCATCGCACCTTGTTTGCCAATTGTACCTTGCATAAACAGATGGTGCTTGATTAAAGTAATAATTTATTTCGTCATCAAAATTATCCACTACTCTTCTCATTAAATAAATTAAAGAATCAATTTCGGGAAGGACAACATCTCCACATGTATAGCCAGTGTTCTGTGTCTTTCCCAATTTAGCATCTATGATATTTCTACCCAAGAGATCTTTATATGAGCACCACAAACCTGTTGAAATAACTGGCATGCCGGTAGCAAGAGCTTGTAGAGGAATAAAACCAAAGCCCTCACCCTCGCTAGGGTAGACCAAAACATCATGATCATAGTAAAGCTTAATCAGATCCTCTTGGGATAGAGTTTCGTGAATGTAAGTAATATTGTCATGACGAGGTACCAGCATTGACGATATGCCAAATCCTTCTGTATTCTCATTACCGTGGTATTTCAAAGTTAAAGATACATCACGCCTGTCCTGAAATGCTTTAGAGAAGGCAGCCTGTGTCATATCAGCCCTCTTACGAGGACTTGCTGAGTCAATATGCAAGAATTTTATCTTTCTGTTTTCACCTCTTTTGTAAGGCTTCCACATATCGTCAATTCCCATTTCAAAAACATATGTTGGAGTTGTAATTCCGGAATTAATAACAGCATCTTGTGCAAAATAATTGCCAACCCATATCTCATCCACACAATTCATTGCATCAATCCAATGGTCCCATACTTTTGTAGCCTCCAAATGCGTTCCTTGTATCTTGTATTGATTGTCATGAAATTTTATAAAATCAGGGCTACGCAAGTTCTGCATATTGTGATGGTTGTACCGTTCAGGCTCCATATAAAACAACTGAGCATTTGCTTCACTTGAATTATCAAGGATTGTCATCTTTTCATTCCTATAAGTAAACTTAGAGAAATGTTCAATCATTTTGTAGTAACTATACGAATAACCGGACTTGCCGTTCGCATCCTTAACAAACTGGTCTGTGTGCAATGACAGCTTCAAATTATTTCCTTTCCAGAATAGCCAGTTTCCTTTTACCATGAGGAATGAAACCTTCTGTTTGCATATCGCAAAATTCAAAATCAATCATCGTTGTAACCCTCTTCTCTGTGGTATCCAGTATTTTATTGAATTGCAAAACGCTAGGCGCATGAGTAACTGAATGCTCAATAATTGCGACTTTTGATTGCTCAACAAGTGAAGAGAAACAATTCCACTCACCGTCATCTCCTTCGATTTCAAGACCTAGAGCCATCACTCCACACTCTGAGATATCAAAGAATTCACCTTGCTTGTTACACCACTCTTTGACTGTGCCATGAAAAGATTCTGGCATTGAACCGAGAGGATCAATTTGTACAACTCTTTTTACATTAATCAAGCTTTGCTTGTACGCCCCTACATCGATAACAGTATCAACATCACCAAAATAGTATTCGCAAATATGATGACGAATCATGTACTCCTTGGAGATTAGGTATTCCCATCTATCCATTAGCGACCAACCTTTGGCATAATGACAGCAGTTCCGCAACCGACAGGGAAGTTGAGCATGTCATGTCCATACTTCGTTGACCAATCCACAGCAGCACGATAAGATCCGATGTCTGGATGATCATCATCAGAAGAATTCTTTGTGTCATGAACAGTAATAGCCCATACCTCATGTTTGTTCATCTTTGAACCATAATTCTCTAGGTCTTTATAAACCTGCTCATATGTGTGGTCTGCATCAACATGCAGGTAGTCAATTGAATCAAACAATTGATGGCAGTTATCTGTCTTATCAACAATAAGATTAATTTCTGGGTAGCCAATAATCCCTTCAGCGGTGTATATTGGTAAACCCCAAGGTCCAATGTTTGCATCAATCAAGTTGACATTATATTGACCAAGTAGACCTTCTTTAATTAAAGACTTTTGTGATTCAACAGCCAACTTTGGTACAAAACCAGCACCGGAACCCAAGCAAACAATGCTACTCGCCCTCAAAGAATAAGGAAGTGCATAGTAAAACATCCCCATTCCAGCATGATTCCCCACTGCGCCATGAGATTCAGACCACTTGGAACTCTTAATAATATCATCAAACATAACTTTCTTTCTTTAATCCTTTTCTTTCAATATAATTTTCCACTGCGATAATTCCAGCGTCACTCTCTATTTTATACGAGTCTAGCCTTGTTAGTGTCTGTTTATCTTCAATTTTTTCAAGACGAACAGCAAACCAAGAGTTCACTTTGATAATATGTTTAATTTTCTTAAACACAGTAGGGAACACAACAATTTTAAAAATGTTATGACCATCCCAACAATAGAGGTTTGACATCTCTTTGTCTTTTGCTGTAGTAAATGTCCGTTGATGGAAAATATACATAAGTGTTTTTTCATCATCAACAAGACCCAATCCAGTACCATAAAGCCAAGAGTATTCGTGATTAAGACCTTTATTCTGGAACATCATTAACTTATAAAGATCACTATCGTGATATTCATACGCATCACAGAATGCATGTAATGTTCTGTCACCAATCAACGCATAAACATAATCTCTTGTAGCGAGTTCAGTATTCCTCTCAGCAAACACCGTGGTTCCTCCTGAGTGGTCTTCAAATTCAATCCGGAGGTATTGCGGAGTCTTCTTTGTAGAACGCACCACAGCCTTCACCAGCGTCAATGGAGATGTAATTTCGTGGAAGTCCGCAAGTTTGCCAACAAAATCATCCATCTCATTTGGTGCAGAATTCGTATTCAACGAGAAACCAAGCACAGGTAAGTAATATCTTTCATGGTCAAATGAAGATGCATGTCCAATGTTTTGGAAAGCACCTACTTTGTCAAGATTCTCTCGAAGTGTACTCTTCACTGCTGTTTTCTTACATTTGTTTGCAAATTCATCATACGAATTAAAAGGCCTCTTTGTAGTTATCTCTTGAATTGCTGACTTACCACAAGAAGCAACATTTGCAAGACCGAAGCGGATTGCTTCATAACCATCACGAACTTCTACAGAAAAGAATTCTTCTGAAAGATTAATGTCAGGGGGGAGAATTGTTGTGTTCATTCTCTGAGCCTCCATTAAGTATGCAGTAATCTTGTCGGTTGTTGATTCATTAAAAAGAAGGGACCATACGAACTCTACTGGATAATTAATCTTTAACCACATTGTCTGATATGAAAGCATTGAGTATGCAACAGCGTGAGATTTATTAAACATATACAAGGCTGCCATTTCAAACTCTGACCAAATCTTTTTAGCAGCAGCTTTTGTGGTATATCTATTGTTAATAAACTTCTCTTGGAACTCATCAAATCCAGCAGCATCACGCTTCTTACCAATAATCTTACGAAGCTTGTCTGCCTCTGCCCATGTGAAGTCAGCTAACAGCACTGCCATTTGCATCAATTGTTCTTGGAAGATAACTGTCCCGAATGTTTCTTCTAGTACATCTTTAACAACAGCATGGGGATAGACTGGTTTCGTTACACCCTTTTTGCAATCAATATACCTTTGACCCTGAGATAGCAAAGCGCCGGGGCGAACTAGAGCATTGGACACAACAAGGTCATTAAAGTTATCAATACCCATTCTTTCAATAAGATTACGATAAGCGGCAGCATCTGTTTGGAACACACCTACTGTGTTACCTGCGTTAAAGTTCTCATAGACCTTTGGATCATCAAGTGTTAGCGATAGTTCACGAACATCAATACCTCTTGTCTCTTTAATCTTATTGATACAATCTTTAATAACAGATACTGTCTTCAATCCGAGAACATCAATCTTAATAAGACCAACAGCCTCTGCGTCTTCCATGTCGAATGCTGTTACGACAGACCTTTCTCCAGTTGCAGAATCCTTGCGTGTCTCTACAGGGCAAACATCGCTAAGGGGGATTGAGGATACGACCATGCCAGCAGCGTGTACACCAGCGTTTCTAATGCGACCTTCGAGCGTTCTTGCGAGTTTCGTAACATCAGGATATTGACGATTAAAAATCTTACCCTTTTCAGATGTATCTAGCTCGTCAATTGTCTCAAAGTATGGAGTAATCATGTTAATTTCCTGGTAAGGAACTTGGAATACTCTTGCAACATCTTTAACAGCAGACTTGGGTTTGAACTGACCATAAGTGGTAATAGCTGCTACATTATCTTCGCCCCATCTCTCTCTAAGATAGTTGCGAACCTCACCTCTACGCTTATCTTCAAAATCTAAGTCAATGTCAGGATAGTCGTTACGCTCAGGGTTAATAAATCGTGCGAACAATAGATTGTACTTCAAAGGATCAACGGCTGAAATATCTAGAAGGAAGGCGAGAACGGAACCACCGACAGAGCCTCGCCCTGTACCACGACCAATGCCATTCTTGTCAGCCCATTTCACTAAGTCCCATACAATCAAGAAGTAATCAGAAAAGCCCAATCCCTCAATGATTCCTAGTTCTTCTTCTAATCTGACACGATACTCATCACCCAAGTTTTGGGTTTGAATTGCAAACATTGCAATCTCACGCAGGTACTGATTAGAGTCAAGCACCTTTGAGTATTTTGGAAGCAGATTTCTTTTCGTCTGAATCTTGGCCGTACACTTATCGGCAACCTCCATTGTGTTCTCCAGATATTCAACATTGTCATAACCGACTTCCTTGAACCATGAATGAACCGTTGTGGCATTTGCAATATATGGATTGATTTCATCAAAGCGCAAGTATCTCTCCGGATACATCGCATTCATCTTTCCGATAATGTCAATGCTCTTATCTTGTACAACATGGAGATTATTCTGTGCGACACGGATATCTCCAGCGTTGAGGGAAGGATATTGTGACACCATGAGTAGCACTTCTTCGGCACCACGATGGTCATGGGTTGGAAAGTGGCAGTCCGCCGTGGCAACAACCTTTTTGTTGTACGCCTTTGCCAAGCGAATCAGTTCATCATTGAGATGCTTTGGATTCCATGCTTGAATCTCAAAATAGAAGTCATCACCAAAAATCTTAATGAACCGTTCCGTCAACTGTTCAGCCTTAGCGTAGTTCTTTGCCTCAATCGCCTTAGAAATCGCACCACCCATGCAACCAGACAATGCAATGATATCCCCATCCACAACTTCCTCTAGCAGAGAAAAGTCAATGCGAGGCTTATAATAGAAATTTTGTGTCCAGCCCAGTTGAGAAATCTTGAATAGTTTGTTGAGGCCCACATTATTCTTTGCCAACAAGATGAGGTGAAAGCGCTCATATTTAGTCTGTTCGTCTGTCCCAATAGAGGGAACGAAATAGGCTTCGACCCCGAACAGGGGTTTAACACCTTCCTTAGCGCAGGCATATTGGAATTTAAGTACTCCACCCATTGTTCCGTGATCGGTAAGGGCAGCAGCATACTGTCCATTTATACTTGAGATGTTAGCAATCTCATGAGGTGTTGACATTCCATCAAGTAATGAATACTCTGAATGACAGTGTAGGTGGACAAAATCCATTTGTTTAGTTCCAGTCTAAATCGTAAAGCGTGTCTATCGTTGGGAGTTTACTCCAATATTTTTTATTGTACCATTGCTTACGCAAAAAAGCATTCACCCCTTCACTTAAAAGAATTTCAACCTCCGTTGGGTTATCTTCAACTACAAATCTAGGGTTGAGGTTTTGGATAACCTCATGTTTTTCGTGAATGTTTGTAAACACCGGAGGGCTTGTGCTAAGTCTCCAATAATCAAGCCAAGGCTGTGTCTGCTCAATTGAAGCAGGACACCTTCTTGCAGTAACGATATGAACATCAATATCCATCTCGAACCAATAGTTTATTTGGTGCCACGCATCCTCGTATGGCTTCATATTTTTCCAAAACAATGGATTGTTAAATATCTTCATTGCTTCTTCATCGCTACTGTCTGATATTAGCCAATCAGTATAATCCACAAAGTCTGGATATCCTGTATGAGTTATGTGATCATCAAGCGACAGCGCTATGTTCGCAATGACCCCATCAAGGTCAAGGACAATTGATTGTTTTTCCATAAATGTCTTTCTACATAGTGAAGCCCCGCACTAGGCAGGGCTTCACACACATGTAAATTTGTATTACCAAGTGTCCTTGGAAATCTCTCCAGTTGTATAGAACTTCTCTTGCTTTTCGTAAGGAAGTGTCATGTACAAAGTATTGAGGTCATGCATTGGCAATTCCTTGATATTGTCAGGCATATCTGTTGATTCAAGAGGGATGAGACTGTAGTTAGTGTCTGATGCTCCCGAACCTGTACGAGAAATCTTATAGAAACGATCAGTGATGGTTCCGAATTCCTTTGCGTACTCAATCAAAATCAAACCGACATGGCGTTGGTTGAAAGTAGTGTCAAGTACTCTCGGTTCCCATGTTCCCGGCTCAGTCTCAACAGCAATGTTGATAACTAGGTGTGGTTTTGATCTCCATGCCTTGTCGTGGACAGATTGCTCTGTTCCCCAACAGCGATAGTTGAACTTAGAAAGTCCAGCAGTTGAAGCTGCTCTCCATTTCCAGTTAATTGGTGAAGTAATAACTGGGATATTAATCGCAGTCCCGATTTCTTCATCATAGTGCTTTGAGTCTTCTGTCAATTCCTGACGGAAGCGAATGCGATAAGACTCTCCAGCCGAAACTGTAAAGTATTTCTTAACACCAGACTTTTGTGTATTCTGTGCTGGTACTACATTCTTCTCTAATTCTTTTAGTGATTTAATTGTTTCAAACATAATTGTTTTTCTCCTATATTGTGTGTGTTTTATTATTAATGACTTCTTGTATTTGCATACTTGTCATTGCTCCAGGGTCTTTTAACCCTGTATTGTTTTCTACCGTGTAAATTTCTTTACCTCGGCAGAGATCTATTATATCATTACGCATGGCAATTCCTGCGTCATCGTTGTCAGAAAAAATAATAATGCTATCAAAGCATCTTTTCATCATCTTAACCTGATTCTGTGAGACTTGCGCCCCTAGTGTTGAGACAACATTTGGGAAACCAGCTTGGTGAACCATCATAGCGTCAACGCTACCCTCTACAACGATGCAACTTTCATACTTCTTAGCGTTTTGTATGTTGAATAGAACATCTGCTCTCTTGAAGCCCTTGTTGTAAAGATAACGAGGCTCCTGCTCTTCATTAATCGCTCTACCAATAAATCCAACAAGTTTGTAATCTTGCGCCCTCACCGGAATAACGATTCTGTCTTTAACTCTTGAATATCCTATTTCAAAATACTCCAGTGTGTCTAATGACAAGCCACGATTTATGAAAGGGTCTAGTAGAGGAAGATCGGTTTCACTTTCAAAGTCAACTGATATATCTGATATGTCAAGTTCCTCTACTGCTACTTTATTACGGAAACCTCTTTCGATTTCATTCTTTAAAGCAATTGGGTCAAGACGAACATCTTTGCCATACGGCTTCCCAGTTATCTCACGATAGAGTTGTCTGAAATTACCTTTCTTACCACAAGATGGGTTAAAGCATTGCCATAAACCAGTTTTTGCATTAATAAAGAATGCAGGACTATTTCTATTCTTGTGGAAAGGGCAGTATAGATTAAATTCTTGAGCATTTTGAGTTTCAATTGGTATATTGTTTTTCTCAAACAGTTCACGAATTTGAGATTCCATACTATATATTGAATATGATTTTAAACTTGAATACATTCTTGCTGGCATCGTAGTCCGTCTTTAAAATTGTTTTACTAAATTTACCATGAGTGTTGCTCCATTCATCTTCCATCCAAGGCCTAAGTCTTGCGATGGTTTCAATGTCCTCTGCTTCACCCTCAATAAATTTCTTTTTAATTAGATATCCCATTCTTCTACCCATTTTCCTGTCTCTAGGTTCCATCTTAAGAAGAAACCAAATTGTGTTGACCGTCTTACCTTTCTTGATACTACTTGAAATAAATCGGAATTATATTCACGATGAATTGCTAGAACTAAGTCTGCATCATAAGCCAATTGCTTACTCCATGCTACTTCTTCCAACTCAGGTGGTCGCTCTGAGTGACCATCATTCATGGTTACTGCTGCCACATCAATAATTGGCACTCCGTTCTTAACCGCCATGCGCTTAAATGCTTTAGAAAGGTTCTTCGCCTTCTCTGTTTCATTCTTTGCTCCACTGGCATCGTCAAATAGACCGTGATAGTCGAGAATAACAAGGTCAGGTCTATACTGATCAATCTTAGCCTGCACCATGTTCTGGTCTGCTGTTTCAAGACCCTCTGATGTTACAAGATATATAGGGTGCTTACCCTCAAATGTAGTCTCAGCCCATTCCTCATATGAATCAACAATTGCTGGATTCGCACGAACAAGGTCTGTATTTGTAAAAGCACCATCACCATTGGTAAGAAGAGTGTCAAGTCTCTGCCCCTCTTGCTGTTTGTTCATTTCAAGAGAGATAATCAATGGTCTATAGCCAGCTTTCCAAGCATTAACTGCAAACAGTCTGGCAATAAAACTTTTACCAACACCTGTCCAGCCTAGGAGAACAATGAAGTCTCCGGGTTGCCAACCACCAAATTGCTTATCAATGACACCGATACCACTAGGAATGCCCTGAAGCTCGTTAAGACCTCTCTCAGACCGCTCTCGCAGGTCTTTAGCACGATCTCTCCACTCTCCAGCCAAATCTGTATCTTTTAAATTGCTTGAGAACTTATACAACATGGATGTATTTTCCATGAGATAAGCCAAAGCCTCTTTAGGACCAGCCTCGGTGAGTAGCCCATTCGTCTTTGAAACTAAAACCCTAGTTTGGTAAGACAATGAACCATTCTTTGCTTCATCAATATAATATTTCAAAGGTTCAGGAGTGGAATAGAATTCAAACTCCGGATGGTGCTGCTTAACAGTCTCTTTGGATGGGACTTTCTTGTGCTCGTCATAGTGAGAGCAAATAAAGTTCCAAATATCTCTATGTTCCATAAAGACGCTTTCAACGCCCTCATTAACAGCCGTTACATAATCATTTGATTGGATTAATGAATTTAACAATCTAACTTCGTAGTTCATTCTTTTACCATTCTATCATGAGTCTCCCTCATGATTTGTTTGAATTTTTCTTTGGATTCTTTTTCTTGCTTTACTTTGTCTGTAATTTTCTTTGATTCAATCGCAAAGTCGAATAGCAGGAATGGTCCTGTCCGACCTTTGACAAAGTATTTGATTGAATCAACTAACAATTCACCATCGTAGTGTTCTGCCAGCGCTTCCGCAACAGCCTCTTGTCTTGGTGAATCTGGAATAAAAAGTTTGCTAGAATCCTTGCAAGATTGTTTTAAGGACTCTATCAGTTTTTGACCTGTTATTCTGTTTTTCATTTTTTGCCTCTTTCCATGTGAGGTTTAAATATTCAAACTCAGTTATACCACCATATACGCCATAAAACTCTCCACTATTCCAAACAGATATAAAACATTCTGTTCTTACAGGGCATTTTTTGCATATAGATACGGCTCTATCTATGTCTTCTTTTTTATAAGAAAACCAAATATTGCTTTCAGGGTGGTCAACGCAAAGTGCTTTACTTGACCAATTACTTGGCATCATCCAACTCTTGAAGCTTAGCTTCAATTTGTTCATCAATAGAATCCCATAATTTCTTCCAAGACTCTGGATCATCTAGAGATGCTGCTTTGCACTTCGCACCAGCATCCAACCTCAGCGATTCATAATTGCCAAGGTTCTTGGTAATACCAATCGAAGCCCAAATTTCTACTTCATTATTTTGTTCTGACATTGCTATCCTTTATTTTCATTTGCACCTTTTGTGCAAGCGGTTTTATGTTTTTCTCTTTCACAATTGGCCGACCCGGCACTCTTGTATTAAAGAACTCTACCATGATGTACACATCATCTTCACTATAATAGCGCCAATTTGCGTAACCTTTGTATTTATTTCCAAATTTCTTTGCATCCGGTATTAAAGATTTTTTCTCATACTTGCGAATGGTGTCTGCTCGCTTCTCAACGATCTTGGCGACCTCGCCTACAGTATAAATCCTATACAGAATCAATTCGTGTTGTTCATACGGCATCTCAACCGTTGAGCCATCATCTAGTTTTTCAATATAAATTTTATTTTGTTTTTTATTAATCTTTTTAAGTTTAACAATCGTTCCGGCATATGTGTAAAACTTATTAGTTGTTAGTTTACTCTTAATCACGATATCCTCTCCTCTTAGATAATTTAGCAATAAATCTCTTAAAGTCTTTAACCGTTACATCTTTAGTGTCTGAGCAGACAACACAGGTGATATCAACATAGTATTCTCCTAAAGAGTAATACTCAGCGCCAGCAAACTTCTGTCCACCGCATTTGTCGCAAGTTAATCTTATGTGATTCATCGCTAATCCCCATTAATCAAGCCAGCAATTATATTCTGCTGTGACAATTCCCTTTTGTGGATGAACAAACATTAATGGTTGCGAAGCACGACCTACTGCACCCAAGACTTCAATAGCATAAGTATTCATTGACTCAGGGCTTCCTGAAATACGGCATTGGACTGTATTGAATGTCATCTTGGTAGGGGTATGGAAGTGACCAAAGTAAACATCAGTAAATTCATCAACAATATTGCCCTCACTATCTTTTCTCTCAATCCCGCCAATTTTCCATCCATAGACTTTCTTTTGGAATGAATAGAACGAGGACAAACTGCCAAATTGATCACCATGAATAAGAAGTGTCTTATACTTTCCAATGTCATCAATAGCGTACCAAAAGCGATCACCACGACCATCTGGAATATTAAACTTAATTCTAGGATTGTTTTCAAACATCAGCTGCACAATACGATAAAGCATTCTGTCAGCGTTTGTTTCTGGGTCATGGTTTCTTCTTGCTTTTCCACCAATTGAGCCATGATTTCCAATAACACCAGTGAATGTAATTGTTTCAAAGTTTTCAAGCATTTTATTAATAAAATTCTTCATTATCCTTGGTCCATCAACAGTTACTTGACGATAAAGACCACTATCAATCAAAAACTCTTGACCGGGAAATATAAGTTCTCCCTCTACAATGTCACCAAGACACCAAATGCGAAGATCACGAACAGGGTGATCTTGTCTTTGAATTTCTGTCAAGTGAATAACCTTGTCAGCAAATTGATTAATTCTTTCTTCACAGACTTTTGAATTGTAATCAGGTGTAGTCTTGCCAAGTTGCCAATCTGCTAGAACAGCAACAGCGACCTCTTCTGAATTCTTACGAGTATCTTTCTTTGGTGTCGGAATTTTCGTTGTCTTGTAAAGAATGCCTTTATCAATCTCTTCCTTAACAGCACGATAAACAGCGTCTGCAAGATGAACTTCTTTACTCTTCAATTTCTCGTATTCTTGAAGTAGTTTTGTATAACCAATCTTCAACTCTGAATCTGACGCTACAGTTTCTCCTGTAGCAATGTTTTTTGGCATTTCAATAATTCCATTTTCTTTTCTATATTTACACAGGCCCATTGAGTCGATTGATTTACGACAAGATGAGTCTGCATATCTCTGATTAGCTGTATTGGGGTTGAATTCAATATTGCAACCCTCTGCTCCACAAATTTTCATAAGGATAATTGTAGCACTCTATTTGGCGCTTTGTGTCAATCTGCGGAATTATATTTCCGAACAATTTCTGTTCTTTTTTTAAGAGGTTTTCTAATAGGTTTTGGTCTATTATTCATGTTTTGACGAAGTTTTTCACGGTGCTCTTCACTAGGTCTTTTACCCTCACGGTGAATTGCGCTATGTTCTTGAATAGAGCATAGAAATAAGTTTTCCAAACGATTGTCTGCTTTTACTTCATTAATATGATGAACACTTTCCCATCTGTTTAGATACCTTTTAAGGTAGCTTTCGTACAAAGCTCTATGCTCATAGATATAGCCCTTAATGTTAGCAGGGTGTTCTGGCATCAAGACACGCACATAACCTTTATCGTCAATATATTTTCCCCCATTATAGTTGGGGTTTGCTTCACCTAGAGCCATTCTGTCAGTCCATTCAACATCGTCTCGCTTAGATGCCAAAGGTCTTTGAGGCATATTATCCCTGACCGCCGATGTCCTCTAGGTACATTTGCATCTTTGATTCACTACAGGGGATTATGAATGTAGTTGGGTTGGCAGCACTATTTCCACTATCTCTTTGAATTTCAATATTAAAGATACCAGTGCCAGCCGAACCAGAAATTCCACCACCTGTTGCAATAACATGACTATATGTACCTGTTCCAAAATACGAGGGGAAAGATGATTGACGAACTTGTGTATTAGCAGTTGTTGGCACACCTGCTGAGGCATCAAGGAATGTGTGAATTGGTTGACTAATTCTCCAAGTACACAGTGTTGTTGGGGCTGCAGCAATATTACCCTGCGTGACTCTTAATATAAAAACAGAATCCTCTTGACCGGGAGCTGCAACTTTAATACCAGGGAAGTTCAATGTTATACGAGCATAACGACTTGCTGGCAATGTAACACTATTGTCGGGATTTCCTGACCCTTCATTCTTTAGGTTAATGATCTCATGATATGTATTCATTGAGTTATATGTTAGAGATCCAGTAACCTCTTTAAGCTTAATAAGACCCCTTGGAACATCATCTGTAGCGTCTTTGACCTGTTGGGTATTCTCCGACATTTGCTGAAGCCTGTCAGCAGTTATTGGCGTTGCGGGTGTCCAAGATACTTGTGTATAGTTTTCGTAAGCCATGTCTACCTATTATACACCCTCAAGGGTTTGAATCCTAGATTCCAAGGACTCTACTTTCCCCCAAAGGGTTCTGATAATTTGCTGCTGGGCAATACACATTCTCTCATATGCAAAATAGTCAGGGAGACCATCTTTGTCAAAACCACAAAGTTCGGAGAGTCCGGCTGCAACAGCTTCTTCCGCTATGAAGCCATACTCCCAAGGAGAGCCATCGCCACCGCCTTCTACTTTTTCATTGTATCTAAATCTTTTTGGCTCCATAGACAAAATAGATTGTTCATTAAAAGTATAGGATTCAATATCCTGCTTAAGACGAGCTGTTGACGAAGTTGTTCCAATCAAACTACTAGAGTTGAAGACAGCAGTTCTTCCAGAAACAGACTTGTCGTAGGCTTCTTGGTTCATGGCAACTCTAAACATACCTATGCCACCACCATTGGCAACAACAAAATCCTGACCGCTCGCTGTTGCTGTTGTATCAAGAATACGACCAAGACGCAATGCTGGTGTGGCGGAGCCAGCTGTGTCTGCATAGGTAGCGCTTGTTGCATTTCCATTAAAGGTTGTAGCAGTAACATTGCTGCAATATATATGACCGTCTTGATACACTTTAAATTTTGAAACATTATTTTCAACAATGTCAATACCAATGTTTCCGGGACCACCATTTGTGCTTCCAAGAGTTATATATCTATTTATTGCCGGAGCATTGGTACCATATCCAGCGAGTCTAGCGACTTGAATGTACTCACCCACTAAATCAGTTCTATGCCTCATATTAGCATGCCCGCCATCAAGGGGGGAAGAGTATATTAGTATATCGCCATAATCCAAAATTTCCATATAGTTTTGAGCGTTGTAACTTGTACTCTTTAGTGAGGTAGATGTAAGGTCAAATGGTCCAATGCGACCACTGATAGTCGCAGTTATTGTTGTTGCTGTAATCGCACCAGAAATATCAGCACCTGTTGCTGTCAATACTCCAGTATTTGAAAGGGTATATCCACCATTGGTTATTTGACCATTGGAAGCAATGACTGTGTTGCCAAAAGTCACTGCTCCAGTTGATGAAAGAGTAGTGCTACCAGCTGTGATGGTGTTTGAGCTAATCGCCCAACCGCCAATGGTTCCTGCATTTGCAGTTACATTTCCACGAATTACTGCATCGGAAAATACTGCTTGACCAGCTGATGTTATAGCCCAACCAGTTGTGCCACTTGATGTAATAACATTATTAGCAGCAATTGTGCCATTATAACTATTACTTCTAATAACATTATTAACTAAAACAAGATTTGCCGCTAACTCATTGGCAGTAACTGCGTTAGCAGCTATTTCGTCTGCTGTGATTGTGTTTGCTTGCAACTCAGTTGCTGTAATAGTGTTTGCACGAATTGATTTTCCACTTAGAAGTCCGGGAGCAAGATCAAGACCTGCTGGGGCTAGAACTTTTGTATTAACAAGATTCATTACCCATTCTTCGAGGGCGGCTTGATTTGCTTGCTGTATTGTTATTCTTGATTGAGAACCTCTATACCCAGGATTAAAATCAAACAAAGAGTATTTATCAGTGCTTATTAGCGTTGAACTTACACCATCGTGTTTATGACCACCAGCACCAAAAAAGGAGATGGCATTTTCTGATGACCTTTTCACTGTATAACCTTCCTTAAAGTAATTGAGTGATCCAATGTATCCCCAACACTTAGACTATGAGAAACAACCCAATAGTCTGTATCTATTATACCAAGACTTTCTAGGTTGGATATTCTTATTCTATCCCCAATTTGAAGTGTTGGGATAGCAATTGTTTGAATATTAAGCACAGGAACTGGTTCACTAAACTTAGAGATTAGGAAGTCAGCAATTTCTTGGGCTTTTGCCGCACTATAAATATACTCATTATCAATAACAACTTCTTTAAGACCATACTTCTTAATATCAGAAGACAACTCTGCACTTTGCTTTTTGATTAAATTAGAAGATTCCTGTTTAATTATTGGTGTTCCAGCAATTGCCGTATAGTCTTGTTCACCAGTCAATACATTGTTTCCTTGTATGAAAGCAAGACCTCCTTCATTTACCGAACTAGAGGCGGCCAATAGGAGTTGAGCAGTGTATGAACTTGTAGAGAATTTAACAATTTCTATTTCTGCTGGCGATGTGTTTGATATGGCAGTAATGAAGGGTTGTTGAATATTGAAAGCCGGTGCATTATCGTAAGATATTTCATAATATCTAGCCTCCCTTACAAGATCATTCGTGTAATGATCGGTAGCTTCCGTATCAAACTGCCCTCTCTCTATCCCCGCAAAACTGTTGGAACTAATTGAAGTATATTTCATAACCTCATCATCAATCTTCAAATATCCGCTTGATGGGAATGGAGGGTCATTAGTTGTTGACACAAGCAAAACCGTGTCATTTGAATCAATACCATCAGTAAGCCTGACAACACCAAGCGTTGCTGGATCTGGTGTTGCTGTCCAGATACCCTGTCTGTTAGAAACCAATGGGTTTTGCTCAGTAACACTTATTGTTATTTTGTTTGATTGCAGTTGAACATTGTAGTCACCAGAAACTATATGACTATTACTACTAATTGTTTTTTGTATACTCGAATGTTGAGTAATAGATGGCTCGAAATATCTATAGAAATGATTGTATTGAAACTTATCTTCCTCGTTTGCATAAAACCTTCCAAAATCGGCTAAAGATATCGCATCAACAATTTCTTTTGCGCTTTGATCGTTTCCATATAAATGAGGGAATACTGTTATTGGTCTAATCTGTGTAGAAAACCATCTGTTCTTTATGGTTTCCGCATCCAATGCCTTGTTATATATAGCAAACTCATCAATATAGAACCCTTTAGAGGCATTACCTATTTCAATATTCCCTACCCCGAAGTTTGATGCTGTCACATTAGTCTCAGTATCAACCAGCACACCATCGTGATAGTACTTTAATTTTGAGTCTTTATAAGTTACACAGATGTGATCCCATTTATCGGTATCAATTCCTGTATTTGAGCTAACTGTTTTACTTCCACTACCTGTATGCATAGTAAATCCATGAGCTGAGTTATTGTAGAAAAATGAGAATCCATAGTTAACGCTTGAGACAACTGTTTCATTTGTTAAGTATGTACCGTCACCTGTAAATGCACCGTTGTTAAATTTTACATAGGCTTCATAAGTAAATTCATTTGTGTATTGAGATGAAGAGGAATTCCCTAGATTTAAAGATTCATCATATGGAATTCTAATTGAAGATGTTGTTGATAAAAGAACTGATTTATTATTTGGCTCAGACACTAGACCCGAAGTGGTATCTATCGTTGGACTATTTATATAAAGACCATTATTGCGATAGTGATTTCTATTTTTAGCAGAAGATGTAAATGTTACATTTCTACACCCAGAAGAGTCTTCTGCTACTACTGTTCTACAACTAGCAGTTGTAACGCCTGCATAAGAGCCACCAGAAGCTTTTTGCTTCAAGTCTAGGGAGAAAGCAAACCCTGAACCAACAATTCCTTCGGAATGGTAGAATTCAATTCTAATCTTATAAGGGACATTTGCATCAAGATCAAGATATCTCCCCATATAGTCGTAAGAAGTTAGTGACCTAGGCGAAGACGCTGGAGCTGCGCCATTCCAGTAATCAATAATAATTGTGTCATCTAAATACATTCTCACACCAGAACTTGCTGTCAATAATTCAAATGATTGATCTCCACTTGCTGTCGGGATGTAATAGCCATCAATTACGCCATTAAAGTATTCACTATAAGTATTGCTATCTTTTGTAAATGAAAAATTACTTATATTTACAGCCAATGCTGTATTGGAAGAAAAACCATTTACTGATGTGTCAACTGTTGAGTAACTTGTGTAAGAAGGTGGTATGTATGCTTTTGAACCCATTGCTTTGTCATAATCAGACAACTGCACATCTAAAGCATCTGCTTTAATGTCCTTAACTTCATTTTCTTTCCCCGATTCAATCTTCCATATCCTAGCCCTTAATCCATTCCCCGGAGTTACGGCATCTTCATCTCTCCAGATAGGTGATGAAAAAGAATAAGAAGCTATTGCATTCTTTTTGCTGTAGAGGGAATAGGGAACAATCTGAGTAAATTCATTCTTGGAAATATTTGTCTGCATTAATAGATTCTCAACAGCATCGCCAACTGTTAAATTTTGCAAATAAAATCCTGTTGTAATCTGTTTTTCAGTCAAGAACTTTGTTTTATCAAGGCAACGGACAGATACTTCCATCGAACTTCCACCAGACCACTCATCTATGTAGAATTCCCCACCGTTAACATATTCGTATGGGTCAACTACGACTACTGCGTTTACAGAATGAGATTTTGCCGTTGTCCCTGCGTACCCTCTTTCTACAATTGTAACAACCTTATCAGTTCTGGAGGAGTAGAGAACGACTTCTCGGCTATCAGTTCCAGGATCAATAATTGCGGTAAAGTAGTTTGTGCTATTGCCTTGAGGGAAATAAGATGCATCACTCAAAGTCATACTTGTTACTGATGTATTCATGGCGACTTTTAATTCATTTGATATTTGAATCTCATCAGTTTTTATAATCCTCCAGCCGTTATATATATTTACTTTCAAATCTTTTTTCATATATTTACCATATGTTGATGTATCGTCAAATGGATTGAAAATCTTTGTTGTATTATCTAATGAAATTGATGCTGACGATGAGCCAGTGCCGGCGATTGGGATTGAGTTTTCCCATAATTCTCCAGTTCTATCTATTGAATGAGATACGACATAATCCGTAACATCCACTTCATACAGAGGTATTGTTTCATTTATTCTTGCATTGTCTTGTTTGTTTTGAGTGCTATAGATTGTTACTCTTATTTTATCCACCATATCTGTTACTGCAGAGGTCGGCAATATATGGTCTTTATAGTATTCATCTTTTCCAATTGTGCCATTTGATGTGTGGAACAATGAATAAGTATTGTTATAAAAATCAACTTTATAACAACTTATTTTCCCATAAAATTCTGATGTTACTATTCTTACTTTGTTAACTTTTCTTTGAGTAAAGCTGTACTCCACATATGGATTGGTTGTAAAAGAATAACCACCATCGACATAGGCACTATTGGTTGAAACAGAATTTGATCTCCAGCCAAATTCGTAATTGTCTGACAGGTCGTTTGGCATTGCATGCCAATTGCCATCAGCACGAATAATTTTCCCATTAGAATCTTTTTCATTTGCAATAGCCCAAGTAAATGCCTGTCTTTGCAAACCATTGACAGACTGCTGAGGAGTGAAGAAGTATCCACAAAGAGATGTATTACCTGCAAGCTGGTCAGGTCTTGTTCCCTTTGTGTTGGATGCGTATGAATCATTTGTTGCAATTGTTAGATTATCCAAATGTCTACTGTCAAGGAAAGTGATTACAACTTTTGGTTTGACCTTTTGAGCATAGGCGTTGATTGCACTTTGGAAGTTTGTTGATAAAGTTTTGCCATTAATATCTTTTGTTAACATTAAACCTCCTCCAAATCCATACTGCAATTCCAAAAGTATACGCCAGAATTCAAGTCTCTTCTTATGAGTTCTTCGTCATATCCAGTAATGAATACATTGTACTCTGTTTCATCCAAAATGTCTTCGGGGTCTTCGCCGTATGACAAAATAGTTAATGTGTGTAAATCTGGATCTATTGATTTGTCTTTTATGAAATTTCTTGCAAATCTTAAATCAATAGTCTGTTCTCTTTCTGAGGGCAGCCATTCCCAAGATAGTTTGAAACTAACTCTCCCAGCTTTGTCTGGGTTCTTGTAATATCTAGATTTAGAAGCATTCCAATTCTTTTTTTCAATAAAATTAGGTTTAGTTGAATTACTGTATTTACGATTCTGCCCAGTCAATGGTTGACCGTCTAGCAGTAATAAAGAGACAATTGACCCAGGAGTGCGAGTATTGGGTGTAAAACGCAGGAGATCGGCAATGAGAAGGGTTACAGACGATGATAGAGGGCCTGTCTCAAGCACTCTAATTGTCCCTAAATCATTTATAATGATACTTAATAATTGAGTTAATATCGAGCCAGCAAATTTTATCCTTCTACCAGCAACTACGACATCTGCTGAGCCAGATTGAGTGCTTGATGTGTGGCGGATTCTTCTTGCAACAGCAGAGGTGTCTGCCGACCCAGATGGAGTTGCTGCGGCTCTAGCGACTTTGAGGGAACTACTTGTAACATCTGCAGAACCAACAAGATAGGCAAAAGATGAAAATCCCTTTGTACTGGCTGAGATTGTTACAGTCGTAGCGTCTAGTGTTGCGCTTCCAGATATAATCTTCCTTGCTGCAAAAGTAATGTCAGCCAGACCAGACTGTGCATCATAGGTTGCACCACGAATTTGACCACCTTGGAATGTTCCAGTTACTTCAATTGTTAAAGCGCAAGATATTCCAATTAATGGTGTGCCGTTATAAAACCTTATTCCGGTTAATTGTTCGTTTATCTGCTGAAGTGGATCTCCGTCAGCCATTATGCTTCCTCAACGCTTAGACTTACTGAGTAATAATCACAACCAGTAGAAATATCCCTTCTTATTAAATCCTCTGAATAATCCTCAATATAAACATATATCAACTCAGCCGGTCTTGCAGGGTCAAGTTTTATTGACATCGGTATCTTTGATCTTGTTGTCAAAGCTAAATCTTTAATATAATCTCTTGCCTTACGATTATCAATTGTATGGGAGGCTAGAGAGGGTAGCCATTCCCATTTGAAAGAAAATTTTCTCTTAGATGCTTTTATATATCTTTTTCGTACACCCTCGTCTAATTCAACATCTGATGCATTCAGGACTATTGAATCATTAATCTTGCGACCCTGCTCCGTCAACTCTTGTCCGTTAAGTGATAAAAAACTTATTACTGTCATTACAATCCTCTATTAATACCATTATAGGATTTTACAACTCTAGATTCAAGTCCAGCCTGTTTTTGATTAGCTGGTACAACCTTAACATTATATTCCTTCATCATTGTGTTGAACCATTCCGTTTCCCCAATAAAGTTGTCAACATAGAAGTTATAGTTGTGATTAGATTCAGAGGTTGAAATCTGTTGTGATGAACCAGAGTTTGCAATCTTTGAATAATTAGCCATTGGAATATTGAGGGAAGGAACTTTTGGTGCATAGATTCCCTTATTCATTTGGTTAAGCATGTCCAATCCGTACTTATCAACAGCCTTCTTTCTGATTACAAATTCTCCACCATGAAGTGTTGCAGGGATTCCCATATTCATAGGACCAAATGTTGGACCCCCTTCTCCGTACATCATCATTCCACCCATACCGTATTTCATCTTTCCACCATTTGCATAGGGAATTGAGCCACCCTTAAATGCTGAAATCACTTGAGTGTATTTAATATATTGTGTAGAGTCCTTATATTTGCCATTGTATTCCCCTTCACTGACGCTAAAGAAGGCACCACCACCTTTTCTTGGTCTTACGAAATACAGTGTCTTGGAACCATCACCAGCGCCTGCTGCTGTTTCTTTTGCATCAGCAATTGCCTTCTTCATAGCAGCAATGCCTCCAGCTCCCGCTTCTGCAATCGCTTTAGAAAGAGCATCCTTTTGAATCTTTGCAAGTTCGTCATTGATTCCGGTTACAAGTTTTGCAGCAGCAGCAGCAACGCTTGCTTCTTTGCTCTTTGCCTCTGCAACCATCTTTGCAGCAGCATCTGTAATTGCTTGCGTAAATATTGAGGATGTTGTTTCAGGACCAGTTCCTGTTGTCTTTCCCTTAACATATGCATTTACAGCGTCAAGACCTGTTCCATAAGAAGTTTGAATTGGACCACCAACTGCAAATGCTGTTGAAACACTTGAACCAATTCCACCGAGCATCCCGCTTGTAATTCCAAGAATTGAATTAGGATCAGACACTCCAGTTGCAAGACCAAACTTTGTTGCAGCAGTTGTTCTTAGCGATTCCAATCCTGTTGAGAAGAATCCTGCTTGTGCAGTAATTGGATCCATTCCTGCTTGAATTTTTGCAGGAAGAGCTGTGAACAGTTCAGTAAACTTCGTTTGGATTCCAGTACTGGTAAGACCTGCCTCAGTAAGCATCTTCCCAACTTGGTCTTTGAATTGCTCTTCTGTAAATGTTCCGTTCTCAAGTAGTTTTTCAGAATACTTTTCAAAGTCCTTTATAGCCTGATCAAACTGCTTTGAGGCGGCTTCTCTTTGTGCCTTGATGATTTCAATTGCGTTATTGCGGTTGATTGATTGAAGTTCTCTTTGTCTTCCGGAATCTAAATCTGTAAGTTGCTCACTAAAGTCTTGGCTGTCCTTGAGTTCCTGAAGGTCAAGACTTCTTGCGTCATCAATTCTTCCTTCATAAATTGCAAGAGATCTATCTTTACGATTATTTTGCCTACGCAATTCGTTTTCACGAATCATTTTTCTTCTATTTGTTTCGTAAGCCTCTGTTGCAGTTAAAGCTTGCTCTGCCTCAGCAAGAGCATTGATTGCTTCTATTTGATCATCGAATACTTTGAGGGAAGCATCTTTCTGAGCGGTTAATTGCTCAGTTAATTCATCCTTAATCTTATTAACAGCCTCACCAAGTTTTCCAGATACAGCATCGAGAGCACTGTTGTTAAACTCGATTGTTGCCTGAATCTTTGCATCCTTAACTGCTGCTAAGGCATCCTTAAGTGCCTCACCAGCTGCCTTGGCGGTTTCAGGGTTTTTGAATGCTTGCTCAAGCATATTCTTAACTGAGCTAAACAACCCCTTACCAGCACCTTCTGGGAGAAGATCTTTTGTTATAGCTGATAATTCTTTACCAAATTTCTTTTTTGAGTAATTTTTAAGAAAGTTAAATGGTGCATCCAGCATATCGCTACGACTTCCAATTTGTCTCTTGGTGGCATCAATTATGCCGTCTATACCGTCTGATACACCATCGTATGCTGTATCAATAGCGCCAAGCATGCCATCAAACCAGTTAATCTGAGTACCTGATATATCTTTTCCAAAATCCTTAATTCCCTTTGCAACGCCCTTGAGGAAACCCATCCCTGGGATTCTTGAAATTAGTCCAGCAAGATTACCAAACCATTCAATAACTTTTCCAAGGGCTGTTGTAATACCTTTAGGAATCAACAAAATACCTTTAAGTATTAATTTGATAACTATAAAGATACCTTTAGCAGTCAATCTCATTGCCTCAAGCATTAATTGTGGAATTATTTCCACAATATTATAAAGAAGTTGAAATGCCCATTTGAAAATTTGTATAAAAAGATCCGTGAGTAACATTTTTATCATTGTCCCAATGGCTGTCGTTAGTTGCCCAATGCCTGCTTTTAGTTTCTTTTTAGCAGCTTCCATTTGTTTATCGGCAACTTCTTTGTTGTAATCCTTGTCATCCTGAGTAGCAGGGCGACCTGCAGAAGCCGAAGTTGCTTTCCCTGTTGCTTCCACCCGCTTTTTGTTCTTGTTGGCAGCTGCATCAAATTTGGCTCCAATAACATCAAATATTCCACCAAAAACCGCCATAAACCCTCGGTACACACTTATGACAACAGCCAAGAATCTTCTAAATGCTGGGGCTACTTTTGTTTCAACAAGAACTTTAACTTTAGTTAAAGTAGTATTTAACCAGCCAGAGAAACTTTCAAGTTTACTTCTCGCTTTATCTGTGCCCGATACTGCTGTTGAAGTGCCTCCAATAAGAACACCAACAAAATCTTCAAGAGGCTTAAGGAGTTCTTTGAATATATCTTTGATTTTCTTCCAAGATTCTTTGAAATTCTTAAGAGTGTCTCCAGATTTTGAACCCCAAGTCTTTTGGGTTTTGCTTAGTAAAGCAATTGATCCTGTTACTCCTGCAATTATCGCAACAGCGGGTTTACCAACATAAGGAATTGCTGATAGACCTCTGAGCAAACCTTCAACAAGATTACCGCCTATCATTCCAGCCGTACCCATGTTCATTGTTGCCATGTTTATACCTTGGCTTAGCCCCATGTTCAGTTGGTTGCTCAATCCTCCACCAGCACCTCTGGCACCGGATTTAATACCACCACCGAGTTTTGCCATCATTGATTTTCTAATTTCTCCAAACATCCTTGTTCCATCATTCTTCAATGCGGTTAAGAAGCCTCTCCAACCTGTCCCTGCATTTTTCGCTTCGGAACCAGTCTGCTTCAAATATTTAAGGAAATCAAAAGTTCCCTTAGCGGCACCTACTGCTGCCTTCCCAATATTCCACATTGTAATTCCAAATGGCAATATTTTTAATACAGCATATGCAAAATGCGCGTGTACCTTTACAAGAACTTCAATAAGTTTCGCAGCAGTCTTATATGTCTTTTGAAGTGTAGTAGGAACTGGAATTGGCGCACCTGTTGGGGTTGGGTACAAAGGTCCACCCCCGCCCGCTCCGCCCGCTGGCGGAGTTACTGGTGGCTTTGCTCCACCACCTGTTGAGCCTCCACCTGTTTGCGGAGTTGCTGGAATAACTGGAGGAGTTGTGTTTTGAACAACAGTTTGCAATTTCTTGATTTGCTCACTAATTGTGTCATATATATCTTGGATGTTAGAACCCATAATCCTAGTCCAATTTTGTATTTCACTAGGATCCACCATAATTTTTTCAAGAGCTAATTGTAAAGAAAGAAGTTCATCTTCTGTTATTGTAGATATTTTATTAATTAATAATTGAAGTTCATCTTCAATATTTGCATAATTTTTAACTTGAGGGAAGCTGCTAAGTTCTTGATTAATATAATCTATGCTCTCAGCAACCGTTCTTGCAAGAGTCGCAGATGGCGCAGGCGTATTATTGACAACTGGAAGAATTGCATCATAAGCATCGTCTGCCATTTCAGTTACACTTTCAATAATTAAATTCTCAATATGTTCAAACATTGTTTCAAAAGGCAACTTGGTTGCTGCAGACAATTGATCTCGAATATCTGTTGGCATACCTTGAAGGTGGTTTAAAAGATCCACCAGTTCGTCATAAGGCATATTTACTGCTTCAATAATTAATTGAGCAATATTGGCAAGATACTCTGAAATGTCATTTGATACTTGAGTTATTTTTTCCTCAATAACCGGAACTTCAAGCATTGGTATTTGACCACTTGTTGCTTTAGTTACGGCAGTGTTAAACATATTTAAATCATTAACAAAATCATCGGTAATTTTCTTAGAAACATCGTTAAGTTTTTCAGCCGCTTGCTTAACCTTATCTTCTGCTTGCGCCTTTGGTTTTGGCATGATTGGGAGAGGAACAAATCCAGCTTGAAGAGTCACATAGTCTGCTGATTCAACAATGTTGTTAAAATGTTCTTTAATTATTCTCGTTGAATCTTCTAGATACCTTGCTGCTTTTCTTGACGCAACCTCCACCTGTCGACCTCTATCGTTCTCCCTCTTGGTGCCCTTAAGTAAATATCCAGCTATCAATTGCAATTCTTCTTCAGTTGCTCTTTCAAATAAATCCATTGCAAAACCGACTTCTTTTATTTCTTTTACAAGAGCTACAATTAATGGTTTTAATTGAGTTTGCCTATCCAAACCTGGACCAAATAGACCTGAGCGAGCTGGCGTTTGAGATTGACTTGAACTTTGAGATTGAGTTCCACCAGTTGGTTTCTTTGTTCTTTTAGCAGCTTCTATTAATCTTTCTTTTGTCAACTCAATTGCATCGTATACATCGGAATTGGCAACAGTGTTTGCAAATAAAGCAAGATCTTTAAACATTTTAACAAACTCATCGTTTTTTGCAATTTTTGTAAAATCTTTATTAATAAGGTTGTCACGCATTTTTTCATACGCAACTTTTGGCTCGCTCAATGCTTGAGATAATGTTAGACCAAGAGTTGACAATGCTTTCTCAAGAAGAACCATTTGCTCTTTCATATCTGCCATTGGAGCAAGTGCAACACCTTTAAGATTTTCTTTAGAAAGGATTAAAGTATCAACATACCCCTCAACGGCCCGAGCTAACTCTTCACCAACCAAACCTAAATTCTTAAACATTTTTGTCGCAAGGTCTTCAACCACTGTACCAATCAATGGGTCGGGACCAGCAGCGGCACTAAGCGACCTTGGCTGTTGTTTCAATGATGAAAGAGGTACGAACGGAATTGCACCAAATTGATCAGGAACTAAACTTCTAACTATATTTTCTGATGTAAGTGCGTTTGTAAGCAATTTTTCCTGTAAAGCCTTAACCATCTTTGCTGCCGACATTAGAGCAGAAACTGCTGCTTCAGCAGGAGGTGTTGCAAAATCACGATCATAGCCAGATGCTTCCCATTGCTGTTCTGCTATATCATAAGCTCTCTGTATGGAGGCTTTGATTTGATTACCTGTACTAAGAATAGATTGTTCTTCCCTAGATCTTAGTTCTGAAGGTATTTTATAGATTGGCTCTAATTGTTTTTCAAAACCACTAACAATAGTCAGAGCTATTCTTCTTTTCTCTTCTTTATATTGATTAATTATTGATTGAAGTTGTGCAATTTCAGATTGAAGTCGAGACTGCTCTGCTGGGTCTTCTGCACTCATAAGTGCCTTTGTTGCTGTTAAAAGCGATTTCCTTGTTTCAGAAAGCCCTTGGGAAATAACCTCTGGTCTGGTTGTCAAGTATGGATTAGGAGCTTTTCTTTTGTACAGCTCTTCTTTTGATAATGTAGAAATATCAAGTCTTCCAGTTTTAGAATTTTTTGTTCTATCAATTCTATTTCTTATATTTTCAATTGTTTCTTTTTGTATTGTATCGCTTGCCGTATATAATCTGTCAATCTCCCTTTTCTTTTCTGCAAGTTTATTTATTAATCTTTTTATTTCTTTTTCAATTTTAATTGAAGTGTCATCATTTACATCTCCACCACCGGTAAGATGTTCTCTTCTTTGCCTTTCCAAATCAGCAATAGCATCGTCTACGGCTGGTTTTAGGTTTAGAAGATACTCATCAGAAAGTCTCATGTATTCAAGATGATCAAGTAAACTCATTCTTCTTGCCGCTTCGAAATTTGTCATTTCTCCATTAATTTGTTCTTCGACACTTATTGATCTTTTAAGCTCTGCAATAAGACCTACATCTTCTGCTTTAGGCTTTGGTTTTTCTGTCTTTTGACCAAGACCAGATGCCTCGTATAGAGCTTCTTGAAATTTAGTAGTAACTTTATTGTCAAACCCAAGACTCGACAAACCAATTTTCCCAACTCCTGTTTGCATTAAATATGCAATTTGATCAATTTTTTTAATATTTCCAATTAGGGCAAGATCTGGATTGAAACTCTTTGCGTTCTTATCTGTAGAAGGTTTTACTGTCTTTAAAAGATCTAAAACAAATTGTATAGCAGAATTTTGATCTGTAAACACAAACTCAACTTCATCGGCAACCCTTGCCATTTCCTGAAATACTGGAGGAAGTGCTATGTCAAATTGTTTTGCCATATTTCTAATTACATCACCTGTAAGACGCATTCTCTTTTGACCTGGAGTAGTCCTACTCTCCCCAATCTCCGAAAGATCCTTGTGATATGTTTTAAACCCAAATTCTTTGAGTTCTCTCAAAGTTGATTTCTTGAATGTCTCTAAAGCATCATCGATTGAGACGCTTGCATTTTTAGCAATTTGAACCATATTGTTGCTAACTTCACGCATAAACTCTTCTGGTTCAAGATTAACTACGCCACGAACAATTTTCTTACTTGCATCTTCAAAAATTGATTCAGAAAATGCAGTATTACCAATTTGATCAAGTTGTGTTAATGCTGTTTTAAAATTCTCTATTTCAGCGTATAACTGGTCAATACCCAATTCATATTGCGTAATTTGCTCAGCAATTTGTCCATATTTTAGCAATGGTGTAGGGGTGGTAGCCAAGGCTTTGGTTTTACCAACTATGGCTGTCTTGGCTTGCCTAATTGATTTTCTTCTTTCTTCAATACTGTCACTTATTCTTTGAGCAGCTACTATAACCATATCTATTGATGTAAAAGAATCAGACATCAAAGCACTATCTACGGCTTGGCCTCTAATTATTTTTCTTATTAATTCAACTTCTTTTTGATGTTTTGCATTATATTCATTTAATTCTTGAATATTTCTTTGATTAAGTTGGGTAAGTTCTTCAAATCCAGATTCTGTTGAGTATGTAGCAACTTCTTTCAACAGTCCACTTTGAATTCCTCTCCTCAAGATGGCCATCAAGCCAGAGAATTTTTTCATTTCAACACTTAGCTCAGCAAGAACATTTATCCTTTGTCTTTCAAGAGATTTCTTTAGTTCAATCTCTGCTTGAAGTATTGTTTCAAATTCTTGTCTTGCATTCTCAAGCATTGTCTCATCAGAAACAATTCTTGGCGGAGTTGCTGAGTCTTGCATAGAAGTAAGTTGTTCCTTAAGCCCTACCAATTCAGCCGATTTATCTCCATCAATAAGTTTCCTCTGAGCATTGATAGCATCCCTCTTTGAAGCATTAACAGCTAGTTTTTCTTTAATCTCAGCAATTTCCTTGCTTATACCCTCAGTGGCTCGCTTCTTAGCCTCTGGGGAATTCATGGATTTCAAGGACTGTAGCATTTCAGAAAGAGTTATCTCTTTTCTGCGAAGCTCGTTAAATAAAGTATTGTCGGATTTCTGTTCTTCAGAAGAATACTCACGGAGCAGTTTATCCAAGATATCTCTTGCATTATTTAATTCATTCACTTTATCAGCAATGGCTTGAGCATTTTCTTGAGCATACTTTTGAGCTTTCTCAAGATTGGTAGCGTAATCAGTTTTCTGTTTAGAAACATTTTCTTCAATTATTTCAACTTTATTTACTCTCAGTCCTTTTATTACTTGTGATTGTGTAAAAATATCATCTTTCAAACCACTTGCAACATCTTCCATTTTTTTTGAACTTTCTCTCAACGATTTTGCTCTGTCAAGCACAGATGGCATTAATTGACCTATATTGACAGATGCAGCTGACCCAATGTTTACTACAAGATTCTCTAATCTTTTCTTTTCTAATTCCAAATTTTTTACGGTATCTTGCATCTGTTTTAGTGTTGTTGTTATTTCATTACCACTGCTATCTACAGATACAACTTCTTCTAAACCAGACTCTTTAAGTTTTTTTATTTTTTCTTTTGTTGCTTGTAATGAACTTGTTACCCAGTCAAGTGCGTTATTCTTTTCATCAGCATCTGCATCATACTCTTCCATAAGTTCCAAAAATTCAAGATGCAACGCACTATTTGCCTCATCAGCTTTTTCTTGTTTATCTTCAATGTTTAAAAATGAAGACGCTCTTCCTATTGCAGTACCACCAAGACTGGTCTTGATGTTTGCGACTCTTCCTGTAACACTTATAACTCTTTGAGATAAGCCAGCAACATTCTCACCTTCAATATTGATAGTATCTGAGACAGAGGTTGACAGTTTAATCATAGCTGTTTGCAAATTAACTACTTGACTAAGTAGGAGTTCTATTTGACTCTTATTTTCACCAGTTGCATCCTTGCTTTGTATTTGTAAAGCTCCAATAAGAACTGTAAAGAATTCTCTCAAATCTTTTGAAACACCGAGTTTTAGATTATTAATTCTATTTTCAAGATCTATTATTGCCGATGCCGAATCATCGTTATTTTGAGCCTTATCAAGAGCAATACGAATTTTATTTATGCTATCCGACAATGCTGCTGGTGTGATATCACCCATTGATGGTATTTGAGCAATAATTGCACTTATGTTAAAACTTCCTGGTTTGAATGATATACCTTTTGTTGTTTTAATTAAATCAACAGTATTTTTTATAGCAGTATCTTTTATTAAAGTAAGTGAGTCAACTTCTGCTTCTCTAAACAGATCTCTTCTTTGTTCTAATGTTTTTAAGATTTCTGAAATAAAATTATCGTATGTCTCTATTACACCGCCAGCACTTAAATCTTTTTGATTAATTTGAGTAAACTTACTTGGGTCAAATCCTTCACCTAACAAGTCTGCAGAAGCAATTGCATCTTGAGTTATTGATGTGATTCTTTCCTGAACTTTCTCTATGGAGCTTAGATCAATGGCTTTTATAACCGTAGTGTTCTTAATACCTTGAGCAGTCTTTTTGCCAGTATTAGTTATAACTTCTTCAAGTTTGTCCTCTTCAGCATTTTGAACAATCTCTGAAGAGTTGTTGGAAGCATTTTCAGTCTTCTTAGAACCACCACTATTTCCTGCACGACCACCACTTTTCTTTACAGCATCTTCTGCGTCTTGACCCTTCTCGTCAACAACATCAGCAAGTGTTTCATCAGTAGCTAAAGCGACATCATCCGTCACTTGAGATACAGCATCGTCTACGGCTGGCGAGCCTCTTGTTGCATTCGCCTTTCCACCCTTTGGTTGCATTTTTTCTTTAATTTCATCAAGGGTTATTTTCATCTTATTTTCATCTTTTTCAAGAGCGTTCATGATATTTTGACTTATGTTGGTAGGTGCCCTTTTACCAACTTTCAATCCAAGAAGATCTGCAATAATTTTACGCTGGTATGCCTTAAGACCTAGAAGACCTTCAAGCGTAGGATTCATTGCTACATCCAAAATCTTTTGTGCGTTTTCTTCCATTTTTTTAATAGATTTTGTAAGTTCATCTGCTGGGTTTTTTGCTGGCTTTATTGGCTTATCTGGCTCGGCAACAATGCCACCTATTTCAGCAATAATTACATTAGATTGGTCTGTTAAATCTTCAAGTTTTTGTTGCTGCTCTTCAATTACATCATCAATAACAATAGATGCATTGGAAGCGCTTGCGGCAGCATTTCCTGCAGCATTGCTTGGTGCAGGTTGAGAAGGCTTTGACCCCTGTGAAGGTTGTGGTGCTGGAGTAGGTTGTGGAGCAGGGGCTGGTGCTGGCTGTGGTGTAGGAGCGGGAGCAGGTTGTGGTGTTGGCTGAGGTGTGACTGGTGGCATTGTTACAGTATTTTGTAAATCAATTAATCTTTGAGTAAATAAGTCTTCTATATTCTGAAGCAAATCAACAAGACGGCTTTGAAGATTGTTTGGATCCCAATCTTGCGTTATTGTTTGAAGATCCACAGCAAGATCAATAGCTTGGTCTGCAATATCTTCTGTAAATTTATCAATACCATTAACTAATTTTTCAAGTTCCATAGCCATCTTGTCAAGATCGGCTTGTACACCCTGATCTAGTTCGTCACGAATATCATCAATTATTTGTTGATAATTTTGTGTAGCAGATACTCTCTTAGAAGGCTTACCCCCCGCTCCTCCGGGACCTGTTCCTCCACCAGAACCTCCGCCAGAACCTCCGCCAGAGCCTCCGCCAGAGCCTCCGCCAGAGCCTCCGGAACCTGTTCCCTTTGGTGGATTAACTCGATTTGTACTAAACCCATTCATTCTTAATAATTCAAGGAATGCTTCAGCAATTCCTGTTCCAATAGCTGCTGCTTCTGTTTTTATATTAGTAATAATATTTCCGAATTCGTCATATGTTTCTTTCCTATAACCTTCAGAAACTGATAAATCTCCTGCACTATCAAACCCAGCCTTAACGGATTCTTTATAACCTGGCATAAGACCTTCAAAGTTTGCTTGTCGTTTATCAACACCAAGTGATTTGAATATCTTATCTGCCGTTCTCTTCTGGAAGAATCCACCAGTAGACAAAGCCATTGCTTTTTCAAGTTGCTGGAATTCTTTTAGAGTAGCTTTCAAAAAGAATTTATTACCAATCTGAGCTAAACCTCCACGCATTTTGAATAATGCGGCATTGGAACGAATCATGGATTCTGAAACTTCAATTGCCTGTGTTTTTAATTTACCAAATGCATTCATTCCACGAATTGAAGCAAATGCAGATCTCAGTTGAAATACCGCACCCATAATTTTCATTACCGGACCAATAGCAGCAAATAGTGCCAACCCAATTGCAAAAATCATCTTTCCAACTGGTCCAATTTTTTTAAGAATATTTGATATAAATTCAAGAATAGGGACTAGCGCTTTTAATACTTCACTAACAATTGGAACAATTTGTCTTCCGATTCCTTTAATAATTTCTCTTGCTCTGTTATACCGTGTCTCTGCAGTTTCAAGAGAGGCCGCAACTTCTTGCAGGAATTTTCTTTGAGCCTCAGAACCTTCAGTACCTCCCTGAGCAGCAACAATCAATGCACGACCTGATTCTGTTGATATTTGAGCTACAACATCCGCCCCCGCCTGCGCTTGCTCTCTGAGGTAGTTGGCAAATTCGGATCTACCCGCAGTGAACGCAGCAGCAACCTTTTCATCCTTGCTTGATGCCAATTCAACGGCCGCTGATAAGTCTTCAAACTTCTTAACTTGGAATTTACTATATTCGTCTCCAAGACCAGCGGTATTCTTTCTTATATACTCTGAAAATTTATCAGCAATTTCTCTTTCTATAGAACCTTGTCTATCAAGAGCATCTTGGAACTGAGCAAGGTTCTGAATTGCGACTTCCATTCTTGGACCCTGACGCACTCCAAAAAGATTTGAGAACATTTCCATGGTTCCCTGCTCACCCTTCGATTCTTTAAGGTAGTTATAAGAGTCTGCAAGTTTTTGAATTGTTTCAATACCGACACCTGCTTCGATTGTAAAATCTTTATTATTCTGTCTAAAACCATCAATTAATTGACTGTTTTCTTTTGTTAAGTCAACAAGTCTTTGTAGAGATACTTTAACCGAGTTGGCAGATGCTCCAACTTGGAAACCAGCAGCAACCATTGGAACCATCAATGAAGCAGCTTCACCCATTGAAAGACCAAAAGAGGTTGCCGATGCTGTCAATTCAGGGAAGCCTTTTGCCAAGTTATTTAGAGACAAAGATGTTTTGTTTTCAAGTTGGTTAAACATTGCTAATTGAGCAGTTACTTCCTTCAACGCTTCATCTGCAGTAACATCTTTGCCCAAGTCTCTATTCACCCTCATCACTGTTTGATAAATTGATTGAATGAATGCTTGTGATTCTCCAATATCAACATTACCCAACTTCTCAGTTGCTGCAGTTAAATCAACCAAGCTCGAAAGAGCACCTATTGAGCTAATTCCTAATTCAGCATAATCGCCTACAAGACCTTGTACGAGTTCCCTGGAAATACCGTATTTGAAACTTATATCGTCAAGAGTTTTGGTAAGTTTCTCCATTGCTCCATTAACGGTATACAATTGCTGCACTTGACCATCAATAACCATTGAATAACTCTTGCCATCTTTTGCCAATGATGCCCCAGTAGTCCTGACAACTTCATCTATGGTCTTGTAAGAGTCTCCAATAAGTTTTGTTGTACGAACTGTTTGAACTTCCAATCTCTTGAATGTGCTAAATGCAGATCTTGCAAATGCGATTATTGGAGCGGATACTGAAAGAGATAACCTCGTTCCGGACATGCTGTACTTGTTGGAAAGATCTGTTAAAGAAGCCGCTTGATTCTTATAGCTTTGTGCAAGAGAATACTTTTGCAACTCCTTCTGCATAGCAAGTTGGCTATTAAGAGAATTTACTAGAGATTGAGATGCCGCAACTTGTTGTCTTGTCGCAGCCGCGCTTGCCGTTGATATAGCAGTAAAGCTATTTATATCTCTTTGCAGTCTTTCAACAGTGGCTGAGACATGCTTAAAGTGGTTGGCAAGAACTTGCTGGTTCTTTGAAAGGTTTGAAGTTGCTCTTGCATATGCAGATGAGGAACTGGTACCACTTGACAAAGCCTTATTTAAGGAATCAACTCCACTTTTTGTGGACATTGATGTTCTATTTAAATCATTTGTAATTCTTAGAATGTATTGAACAGAGTCACCCATAGACTCAATAGCCGCTTTTAGGCTGTTGTCAATAATAGTATCAATTTGAACTCTGCCTGTACTTGTCATAATTATCTCTTATACATTATTACATACGCCTTTATGATAAAGCGAATTATTCAATAGAATATCCAAGACCAAATGGAATAGAACTAATTTCTTTAGCATCAGCCGGTCTTACTGGTTCTGGATCATACCAGTCATCATCAAAATCAACATCTGCACCTTGCGATGCGGCCATTACTTTCATTGTTGTGTTTGTATCATTAGCACAAGCTCTGTAAAGAAGAAACATCTCGTCTAAGGTGAGATTATATTCAAGATCTTCTATGCTTTTCCAAGCCCCAGTTTTTACGAATATTTCGCATTCGTATTTGAGTAGCGGGATGTCCTCCCAAGAAAGAGGCTCACCACTCCCGCCCTCATCTGTTAGGAAGGGTCTGAACCCATTGCGGCAGACATAAGTTCGCCAAAGCAACGAAGGTCGAGAGCATCTTCAAGTGCCTCTCTATCTTCTGAAAGTTCAGGATCAACTGCAAGCAGTGCTACTGCTGCAGCCTCAACCATAACATCGATATCGTCATCATTAAGGTTGTCCTCCGTCTTCAGGTCTTTAACAATCTTCATAAACTTTCTCAAGTTACGAATTGTCAAAGGTCTAATTGTTCTCTTCTTACCATCAGCGAAGATGATTTCTGTGCCTAAAAATAGGTCTTTGTTTTTGTCTGTAGCCACTTTTTCTCCTTAGTGTTATGGGGATAGCAAAATCCCTAGAGTTTCAGTATAGCATACTGACCCTAGGGACTTCACAAGATAATTAAGTTTTATTTATTGATTAAGCGGTTTGATCGATGATCTTGCCGTACTCATAACCAGAGTCTTCAACCTTTGGAAGAATTCTGAAACCGACAGCAAAGACGGATGCCTCTGCTCTCTTCATGGTTACATTCGATGCATCCATTGAGATTGCTCTCTTTGTGTAGAATTTTCTGGTCTTAACTCCGCCAGCAGCAGAGTTTGGTGCTGTACCTGTGATTACAAGTGCCTTCTCGTATGGGAATACGGTCTGTGCGCCAAACTTGAAAGTTTGGGTGTTCGCACCGTCAGCATTGTTCGTGATATCAGATCCACCAGTGTTCTGGTCATAGTTCCATGCGAGTGCAAGGTTGTTCAATGTTGCTTCTGCCAAGGTGGTCTTAACCATAACCTTAACTTTCGACTGAACGATTCTTGCAGCATCACCGTACTGATCAATTTCGATATCAACCATGTCTGGCTCCCACGAAATCTCAACGCCATTTTGTGTAGCGCCGAGGTCCGAGAAAGCATCCATGCTTGCAATCGAGGTAGCATTGGCGGAATCGCCAAGCTTAAGTGTGGCCTCTCCGACCACGATGTTTGAGACATTAACTGCCATTTTTAGTTCCTCCTAAAATTATTCAAGGACAAAAATTCTTTTGCCCTTTTTATCACGCCATTTAGCGATCTTTTTTGTATGTTCTTGACTGATTTCATCTTTTCTTCTTCCGATTCCAAGACCTTTATTCCACTCAAAATCATAGACTTTGTTTCCTATTTTAACAACATACCCCGGTAATTTACCGACATATGTAATAGTAGTATATTTCATATATTATTATACTACCATACTTATTTTACCACAAGGCATATTCTGAAGTCTAAATTCATTCTATATAACCCATTTATTTCCAATGGGGCATTTAGGCTTGACCCAGTTTGCTTAGACGACAGGATTCTGACAGTATCACTTTCGATACCATTTGCCTGAGCGACCTGATCACCGATGCTTAACAGATTGATGAACCTATCTGAAAGACGGAATAACCTGTCAACATCTGTGTCAAAAATTGAGTATTTTATATAATCGTATCTTTCCCAGTATGTTTCCACATTGGAAACCATTGGATTGTAGTAGTAGACAACATACGGAGCAGACTCACCATCAGTAGCCACAACTGGGAAGAAGCTCATTTCCTTACCCGCAACGGAAAGGATAGTTGCATCACTCTTTAAATGGGAGTTTATATCATAGACACTAATTGCCATAATCGTAACCTGCATTTCTAAAATTTTCCGCTAACTTATTTGATATAAATTCTTCAATATATAAAACAACATCATCATAAGTCTCTCCGGTTGCGTTAAGTAGATGATATGGATTTATCTCATCAACAGATATGTTTATTTCTCCGCCATCATACCCAAGAGTAACTACTACATCATTAGCAGCGTTACCAAATCTGGCAGGCAGTTCAATTTGTAAATCATTTACGGAATCAGCCATCGTCTGACTTACTAGCATTTCTATCTGATTTGGCATTGAGTAAATATAATCAAGAACTTCATCCAGATTACTTTTGGCTTGAAATCTAATCATTACTGTTCCACCACAGATCTTAGAGATACAAGAAGATGGTGCTTTTTACCATTCCATCCATATTTTGCCTGAATTGTAATAATTTCATAAGGACCAGTCTCTAAAACATTTCCATATCTATCTTTGATGTTGAGAACTCTTGATGATGTGATAACAGTTGAAGAATAAGAGCCAGGAACAATCATCTGAATAACAGGGATGAAATCTTGATACGGAGCCATTCTTACCTTTGCTCCAGCAGAGTACTGGTCTTCAGGAGAGTTGACGATTGCAGGAATTTTCTGGTTTAGAGAAAAGGTATAATACTGCTGACCAGCGGGGTTCACGCTTGTTGTTTTTTCGTGAATCTCAACGGTGTGAGGATATCTTAAAAATCCAGCACCAGCCATTATCCTATATAATCCATAACAAATAGCGTATAGTCCATGAGCAATGTGTCTGCATCAATGTTTCCTGTGGACTCGTAGAACGATTGCTTTGACTGTAATTTAACAATATCCAAATCAACGGCATAGAAACCATGCCTTCTATACATAGAATCATCATTGAGCATATCAGCTAAAAGAAGAGAAGCCGCTTGTTTAGCATTCTCAGGAACATACTGCCAACCATAATCCGCCTTGACGCTGTATGTAGTATTTGCGCTAAACACATTTGTAAAAAGAAAGGCATTTAGGCTGTCTACAATACTTGCCCTCCATTTTATATTATAAGAAGAATTAAAATTGAAAGGCTGATTCTTGACTTTTTCAAGATTATTGAGCTGAGCACTTGTTGAGTCATGAATGATAGTTTCTTCATCAAGACCAAGATCTTTGACTACCAATTTCAAATTAAATATTGGAAGAGGTAGATGCAGCGTCTTTGAATTCCTGCCTTCCAGAAGAATCGTTTTGTCATAATATGGGTCAAAAGTTTGACCAATAAAGGTATTTATAATATTCCTGACTTGTCTTTCATTTTTGTCAAAATTTTGACCAAAAGATTCCTCAAGCTCAGGGTGCTCCTCGAAGAACTCATCATACGAAATGTATGGCGTATAGACATTGATAATTTGAGATTGAGTGTATTGAGTCCCCGAAACTGTGTATGTGAAATCAGCCCTGTACTTCCCCCCAGAATTTAAAATATAGATACCAGAGGCTTGCTGACCAAATGTGATTGTATAAACCCCTGTGGCTGTCCTAGAGGCACTGGTTGGACCTGAGACTAGATCACCGAATTCATGATAGAGCGACACCGATACCAGATTTGAGGTTGGGTCACTTGGCAGGGTTAGTGTAAGGGTTTTAGATGTGTTGATTTTTACTTCATCCATTATGCTTTAATTATACAGCATATAGGTTTAGTTGGTAAATCTCAAAACCACCAAAAATGCTTCAGGATAGACAAACTGGCTAGGATGACCCAAAGCACATTGAAGAGGATAATTGTTGGCAAAGTCTTGCGGGTTGATGTCCAGATAAGACTTATGCTTGAAATGATGGCAAAGATATATAACCACCACCATTGTTTATCAAGAAGAAGACCCGGAAAGATAATTGCAATCTTTGTTGCAAATCCCCAAGCCTCTACTGAGTTAACCCTTGTCCAATAAGAACGACTACTCATCGTCTTGATTGCATCAATTATTTTCTTAAAGAATACCATTTCTTTTTTTCCTTCATCTCTTGCTCTATTCTAATCTGGTGCTGTCTATAGATCCGGCTATCATCCTTTTGAGCTAAGCTTCCTTTGCCCATACCATTCCCATTTATAAATCTACGCATTGATTCATTTCCCCAAATAATATTTTTAAAATCTCCATGCCTATGATATGGAATCATATGCTGGATAGGTGTTCCGGCTGGAATAGTGAACTCCTTGTCCGTTAAAACATTTATCACAACATTTATTTGGTTATAAAAATCAGTATGAACAATGCCCGGAACAATTGTATAATTTTCATTAGGTTCGTGTAGCATTGGTAGCGCAATAAGAGAAACCCCTTTTGGAGTGCGATATCTCCAAGGTGTTACTAATTTAGGGAATTGACCTGTTTGAACTTTATTATGTTTTGATATAGGACACCCCTCAGTCATTTCTTTGTTGAAGCCATCAATTGGAAAAGAATAATGATCATTGAAATCAGATGTTTTAAATTCAAAACGCTTACCAGTGGAGTCTGGTCTTATTGTTACATCACACCATAGAGGGATTACAAAACCAGCAGTTGAGTAATCGTATACACCTTGGCATCTTCTCAATGAAAAACGGTCATGTGGTAAATCTTTCCACCAAGAAGGTAATTTTTTTTCCGCAAGATATGGCGGAATGCCCATGATCCTATTGTCATCAGGTATTATTACAATTTCATTCTTCTTGGGCTTAGGTATATCTTCTAAGAAATTTACAACCTTATATTTGTATTTGTTTGAGCGATTCCGCATGGTCCACCTTTGCATGATTTGATTGTTCTATCTTAGCAGAGTCAACAAGATGAATTACATGATCTCTAATGTTAAAGTACTCAATTAACCTAGTGGCATTCTCTCTCTTCAAGACCCCTTGCCCTTGTGCAACATGATACAAATGAGGAACATGGAAAAGTTCAAAATCAACATTGCCAACATCAGTTGCCATTGGGCTGCGTACACTCCATAGATCTAATAAATTATTTAAATACTCTGGCTTTTCCATGTTCTTCTGGTTTCTCCACATTTCACTATCATCTCTATCAGAAATATAGTGAAGGGAAATCATGGAAACCAAGTTATCCATCATAACATCCATTTTTTTATTAAAGTTATTACCGACTATAGAATTAGAATCATCATAGCCTACAAAGTTTTCAATAAAGCACCTAATTTGCTGAATTGTTGAGCTTATTGAAGTAGCCTCTAGTGGTTCAACAAATGAAGAACACAGACCCAAAGCCAAACAATTCTTATACCACATTTTGTCAAGACTTCCCGGTTCAAATTTAAAAGACTTCTTTGGTGTAACTTCAAACCCAAGCAAATCTGATACATCTTTTATAGCCTGATCATCCGAAATTAAGTCAGAGTTGAATACATAACCGTTACCCCGCCTGCTTTGAGTTGGGATTTCCCAAACCCATCCATTGGCAGTTGCTCTAGCCCGAGTATAGGGTCTAATCTGACCACTGGGGTCAGACTCTGTTGGGAATGCTATAGCAGCATTCATTTGAAGGAACTTTGAGTAAGACCTCCACTTAGTATTTCCCATTGCATTCATCAAGACTCTGGCTGTACCACTAGCATCAATCCAAAAATCCGATGTTTTTACATCCATATTGGATGTCATAACAGATTCGATATATCCATTTTCATTATTCAAATTTACTTTTATAACCTCAGTATCTTCAATACTGATTCCTCTATTTTGGCATAATTTTTGCAAATAATCATTTAATCTATTTGTATCAAAATGGTATTGATTGACTGATGTATGTGGATTATCCGCTCTGACTTTGTTTTCAATCATAGCTCTAGATGCAGTATTTTCAGTCAGTGTTTTTCCAGCTTCAACCAATCCATTGTATAAACCACTTATTTGAAAAAGACCTTCATAGGGAACAGACGCAACGCTATGGAAATAATCAGGGGTATGCTTTGTCCAATTTTCAAATCGAATACCATTTTTATGAGTAGCATGTGTCTCATTAAGCATTTCTGCAAGGGGTATCTTGCAGATATCCATGAACATACGCCAATGTTCTGTGCTACCTTCCCCAACACCAACGATTCCAATCTTTGATGAAGACAATATTGATATGTTGAATCTTGGATAAGCTGCTTTTATCATTAAGCCAGCTAACAGTCCAGCAGTACCGGATCCAACTATTGTAATGTTCTTTGTATACATATAACCTTATCTATCATTTTTTTTGGATCAATATTTGGTGAATATTGTAAACTATTTTTATTTTCAAAATAAACTTGAATAAGTTCAAGGTAATCTTTGCCCTCATAATCAATATTATTCCTTGTAACAATGTCATACATAAAAGTATCTATTTGATGTCTTTCTGAGGCAAGAACGCTTGGTGGTATTACAACACCACTTGGATGTGAATTGCTCAAGGATGTTAGGGTTCTATACTGGCAATTTGATTTAATAAAATCAGAAAGGACTTCCGGCATTTCTTCTGCTAATTCATTTTCTCTTCCAGTATATGGCTGACCATTTAAATACTTGGATAGCCTAGACGGAGGATATTGAGTGGACAACCATTCTTCTAATTCCGATGGGATGTTTAAACTTGCCCATAAAGCCTTTGCCTTTTGAGAAATCTCAATATGCTCTTGAACATCACTATCCGACACCTTAGCCCATTCATAAATAAGTTTAAGTATTGAAGAATAAGACCTTCCAGCTAGAAGCTGGTTGAATTCGTCATTAGGGTTTTCATTTTCTACTTGTAGAGTCTCAAAATATGCAATATGACAGACACCAGAAAGGCTAATTGGATTGAATGTTTTGGATATCACATAGGGGTTGGTATTTTTAGGAATAAAAAAAGGAAATCCGCCATATTTCCCGTAATCGCATCGAAGCGGGTGTGTTCCATCTTTTGTTTTTGAAGTACCTTCAATTTTAGAATAGTCTTCAAAACTTGGCAATTCAATGGAATTAACAAATAAAAAAAATTTAAAATAATCAAATACTTTTTTATCTAAAATATCAAACATTTGATCAAAATAAGTTAAATTAATATTTATACCATTACAAATAAAATTATGGACACCAACGCCCCTGACTGGGAAGGCAATAATCTTGCCAGATTCTGTATTGATTACATCATAATCATTATAAGGAACCAAACCGTCTACGGTATTAACCTTTAAATCAGTATTACTCACATCCCCTATGAAATAGAAGCTTTCATAGTCAAGGGGGTTGATTTCATTAATATCTATCATACAAACCATGTTACCAGACTATATTTTACACCATTATCAACTGGGTGCGCTATATGTGTATATGGGAAATTAGATGGGAAAAGAATCACATCATCCTTGTTCAGCTTGACTGTCAAGTTGAAATTATTAAATTCCAATTCTCCTCCATCAAAACCATCTTCCCCTAGGCAAGCAACCATGCTAAGAATTCTTTCATTTTCGGAACCATGATCATGGTGTATATGGTATTCAGAACCACCTGTGTATTTTAATAAAGAATACCCTGTCTCTGTTTTTAATGAAAGGTCAAAAAAGTTTCTATAGTCCCAAATGCATTCGTTTAGGGGTGTAAGAATGTTTTCTATAAACTTTCCTTTTAAATCTTTTAAATCTTCATTAATATCTTCGGATAAGAGTACATTCATTGACATTTCAAGAGAAGTTCTGTAATCGCCAACAAACCCATTGTTTACACCATTGCCAGTTGATGACTGCATCCATAACAAATATGCCCAATCTCTATTTGCTTCACTTTCAATTAAATTAGTAAAATTTTCACTTTTTAATGCGTTTCTATATATAAAAATACACGGAGCTTGTTCAAATTTTTCAATTGACAACAAAACTAAATTCCTCTTCTTTATTATCGCCAACAAGAATACTGCACAGATGCTCGCCAGAGGTTTGACAAAGGTAGTTGTACCTTACAGTGTGCATTTCTTCATAAATAGGTTTAATTGATTTATTATTTATTAAAAGTTTAATGTTATTCTTTAAAGTTTTATATTCATTAATATATCGGATACATTGATGAAAACCAATAGGTGCTTCTGTGTACAACAGACTTAGATCCTTCTTTTCTGGAATTTTAATCACTGACACAGTGTATCTATTGAAATCAACATCTGTGGATTCTTGCGAATCTCCAATTAGAATTGGGAGACCTGTTTTTATCGCTAACTCTTCTGCACTAGCGATATGGTCATCGCTAGGACAATACACATATCTTCTCATTACAAGTATTGATTCAGCAAGTCTTTTGTTTGGATATAGTGTTCATAAGCATTTTTTAATGAAGCAAATTTAACAATATCCTCTGGGGAAGTTTTGTCGTCAAAGAAATCTGCTTCAAAAGTATCGGGATCAACTCCCTCTTGAATCAATGAAGAATATAGACTTCTTTGCGCTTGTGTTATATTTTCTTCAACAATTTTCTTCTTGTCTTCATCTGTTATATTGAATATCATAAAATCTCCTATGCATTTAAAATTGTAATTACTGAACCAGATTGACCTGTTCCACCACCAGACACAGTTCCACCAATTGTTGATGTTACCACCGTGTTGGCTATTGAGTCAGTAATGATAATTATACCACCACCACCACCAGTGATGCCAGCTGATCCGGCAGTTGATGAACCAGCAGCGCCTGCAGTTCCACCATTTTTTACGACACTTCCTTGACCTGATACGGACCCCGCTGTTCTGTAGCGATATGTCCCATGATTGTATTGGTTATGATACCTTGGCCATGCAGATCCAATATGCCATGCTCCACATCCGGAAAAGAACTTATCTCCTCCATGACCGGGGTTATGTTCAACCCCCTGATGGGGTCCATCATGACCAGTATGAAATTCACCGCTTGTGTGTGAGCTATCTGCGATTCTTGCTTCTCCAATATTTCCTCTATGTCCCGGAGTATGGTCAATGCTATTAATTGAATAATAAGTTCCAGTCAATGAATCAACATGTGCGTTATTGTTATAATCACCTTGGTGATGCCCATAATTTCCGCCTTGGTTATTTGCAGCACCAAAGTTATAAGTTCCGGGACCATGACCAAAAGTGCGCCCAGCAGCGTTTCCGCACCAAAAACTACAATCCCCCGAACAGGCAGTATGGTGTACCACACCTCTATGAACATGGTGATAGGTATACCCATGCCTATAATTTTCTGTAGCAGCGACATTGGGTACGCCCTGTGGAACACCATGTGGAAGATTTGGGGTAGGAGTTGAGGCATGAGGTCCATGTGTTCCATCACCTGTTATATAATGCTTTGAACCATCAACCAGGTGAGTTAATGGTTGGTTAGGAGCTGCTGTACCTGCACTTCCTGTTGAGCTATTTGCACCAACATTTGCATTCTGCCCTTGAGCTAAAATTGTTCCTAATCCAGTGATTTGCTTGGCAACAATGAGGACAATACCCCCGCCGATTCCGCCAGTTCCTCCAGCAGACGCAGATGGCGTTGTACCAGCTGTTCCGGGACCACCCGGTGCAAGAGTATTTCTGTTAAGTTCACCAGCACCACCATTTGTTGCAGGGGTTAAAGTTCCAGACGCACCAGACGCACCAGCAGCTCCGCCTCTTATTGCAGACACTGTTCCTTCGGCATCTATCACTATACCAGAAATCAATGCTTCAATATTTTTCCTATCAGAGTCAGTTATTTGTGATGCTGTATATGTATTACCACCAGAATTTCCTCCGATGGCTTTTGCGATATTACCAGAGCCAAGGAGCATACGCTCTGCAAGGGTCGAATTAAAATAAAGTTGTTGCGGGATGACTCCAATATTACCAGTAAGAGTCAGTGTATTTTTTACAAATACACGATAACCGTTTGTATTCAGATGAACTCCGGTATTAATAGTAAGATTGTTGTAGTACATATCTCTAGAGAGAGATGTATTTGAGGCAATTACAACAGTACCGTCAGACCCAGTTCCGTAAACTGAGTCGTTACCTATTCTTTGAACCGAAGAGGATGGCTCAACTAAGAACATTCGCACTGGTCTTACGCTATGTGATTCAGATTTCAAAGGACCAACGGCATCCAAGTATAGCCACATTGCAGCTCTTGATGCCGCATCGCCATAGGTAGTTCCAGTTTCTTGCGTTGAACCCCAATAGTTAGCACTGCCTAGATTGTCTGGATTATTAAGGCCTCCTATGTCTCCATTATCATAAAAAAGAACGGATACCATTTGACCAAGTTCAAATGAAGATGGAAGAAACCAGTCATTCTTACCACCAGAAGTGCAAGTTCTAGCCAAAGCTGCTGCTGATGTAGCGGGGTCTGTATTTCCCTGAGCGATAATGGCTAAAGTATTAGCATAACCAGTTCCATATGCAGTGCCAGTCGCTCCGAGAACATTGGATGTTTGATAAGATGTTTGCGCCCAAGTCCTTTTAGGATCTGCCCCAACCCCATTCCACCCATAAGGAGCAGCTTCAAAATATTTCCCTGTTTCATTACCGGCAGTTGATGGAGTAGCAAATATAAATCCACCGCTTGGGCCTCTATCCCCAACTTCAAATGTTCTTAATGTTTTAGCATTAAATCTTTCTAAACCAGCCATACTATACCAATTGAGAGTATATCACTGTACCATTTGCGCAACTTGTTCCACCAGCAACATTTGTTGAAACATTTGCTGGCAAAGATGCTTGAGCAGAAGTGATGATAATAACTCCGCCTCCTCCACCACCAGAACCAGCCGTTCCTGGTGCGCTAATTGAAGCATTAACTGTATTTGCATCACAAGAGATGTATCTCGCATTAAGAATAACAACTCCACCACCAGTGCCGCTTACTGATGCACCACCAGCACCTCCTCTTAGAAATAAAGGAGTGGTTTGAGTTGCAGTTATTACATATCCTTTAGAAGACTGTGTAGGCTGATACCAGTAGCCACTCTGTGTCGTCTTATCGCCAGTTCCTCCATTTGAAACAGTTGGAGGAGTTGCGATTTGTGTTGCGCTGTTTCCACCAAGGCTGTTGGTGACTGCTGTATTGGCAGCAGCCCCGCCAGCAATTGAGCCATTAGCATTTGATCCAGTTGTAAAACCAATTAAAGAACCATTACGGAGAGTAAGTATATTTTTTACAAAAACTCTATAACCGGCGGTAATTAAGTTTGTATTTGCATTTATTTCCAAGTTATAATAATACTTATCAGACGACAAAGTTGTATTTGTAGAAATAGTCACAGACCCATCTGAGCCAGTTCCGTATACAGGGTCAGCGGCATCAATGAATGAGGCAAAAGCGTTTGCAGCAGGAAATCTAGAAATACCAGTCATTACGACTCCTCTATGCCAAATATTGTAACATTTATTGCAGAGTTAGATGAAGCTAAAAATGTAATTTGATCACTATTTGTATTGTTCGCAGTACTTCCATTATTAATTAAAACCATAGAGCAGTTGAATGATACAGTCTCATTTGCATTAATTGTTACACTGCTTAATATATCATGAGTATTTGCTTCAGCAATATTGAGAGGCTTTAAACGAATTGTTGCAGTTTTTGAAGAAGCTGTTGTATTAGTTAACAGGATTTGTTTAACGATAGTTGTGGTGTTAATTGGAACAGTATATGCAACAGATGTAACGGTAGTAATTTGAGTTGGACCAGCCAATCTTTTTTGTGTCACAGCCATTATATAACCTCCATGTAGAACTTAATCATGTTGTCACGAACAGTATTTTTATTCACCCATGAACTACCATTGTATTCCAAAATCTGTCCTGATGCTGGAGTCGTAATAGCCACATCAGTCAGGGCATCTAAATCTGCAGAGCCTCCACTGCTGAACTGGACAATTGTATTGGAACCGTTTTTGTAAAAAATCTTTCCATCGGCATAGTTAAGCCCCAGCTCACCATGTTCAAGCGAAGCCGGGACTGCTGAAGCCGTTCCTGAGTTTTTGATTTTAATGGTGTTAGCCATTACTCCCTCCTATCAGAAAGTTCCGCCATCCACTGTATCAGACCACGAAGGAACGCCTGCTACAACTTTAAGAAACTGACCTGCCGAGCCAATGCCAAGTTTTGCAAGGGTATTTGTAGCAGAGGAGTAAACCAAGTCACCAGTTGTATAGGAGGTAAGACCAGTACCACCGTAAGTTGCGCCAATTGCTGTGCCATTCCATACACCAGTTGCAATGGTTCCAACTGATGTCAAACTTGAGCCTGTGACACCTGAACCCAAAGTTGTTCCAGAAAGAACTGAAGTTCCGGCAATTTGGAAACTCTTGGTGGTGAGAAGATTTAGGTGTTCTGAAGATGTCCATGCATCTGTTGCATCAACCCAATTAAGAGTCTTATCTGTTGCACCCTTGATTGTGAAACCAGCACCGTCTGCAGTTGTGTCTGTTGGTGTATCAACATTTGCAAGAACAATATTCTTATCCTCAACAGTTAAAGTTGCGGTATTAAGGGTTGTTGTATTACCATTAACAACAAGATCTCCAGTAACTGTAAGAGTATTAGAGATTGTAACATCAGCTGGAAGGCTAATTGTTACCGCCCCAACACCAGAGTTGGAAACTGCAACTTGATTGGCTGTGCCAGTAAGACCAGTTACAAGGTTTGTTGCTCTGTCACTAACTTGTGAAGCAGTGATGGAGATTGCTGTATTGCCAGCAGCAGTCAGGCGACCATCTGCTTGAACAGTGAAGGTACCGACTGTGCCTGCACCGCCATAAGAACCAGCCGTTACTGCTGTATTGGTAAGAGAAACTCCTGATACTGCGCCATCAACATAAGCCTTGGTTGCAGCATGCGTGTTTGCGGTTGGTGTTGGAACAAGAACAAGACCACTAAATGTCTTATTCCCAGTTACCGTCTGTACTCCTGAAAGTGTGAGGTAAGCACCTGCACCAGCAACTGCCTCAACGGTTGTAGCAGTTCCACCTGCTCCACCTGTCCCTTTACCGTAGTAGAGGACATCATCTACTTCGTTATATGCAAGTTCTGCATTTTCCAGAGAGGCTGGCGCTCCAGCTGCTCCTCCAGAAGCCCTTCTTTTGATTCTAATTGTATTAGCCATTTTAGTAATTACCTCCATCAAGTAATGTATTTGCGATTGAGTGAACATGATCTGCTCTACTTGCAACCTCAAGAGTTCCGCTATTTGCGGCTCTTGCAATGTCCAATGGCGCTGCATTTGACATTGTTAAGATTCTTTCTAATGTTATTGTTGCTGGAGTTGCGACAAGTGTTGTTACATCTCCATTGCTGACTACAACTGATGTAATATCGCTATTTGATACAGTAATGTTGGTTACATCACCTGTCAAAACTTGCAGTGTTGTTATATCAGCCACGACTTACTTCTCCAATAACTGTTATTTTACCTCCCATTAAGGTTGTAACAGTTGATCCATTTGTTTCTTCAAGATCATAATAGTATATACCAGTATTTATATTCGAAGTTGTGCCAGATGATAATGTGATATTAAGTGTTCCAGCAGCAGCATTACTAATGGTTGTTGTGAATGTTTGTATAATTGTCTCAGAAGATTTTGTTTTTCTAATTTGAGCTCTATATGTACGACCAGATATATTAATAGCAGTATTGGCGCTATTTTTTATTCGGACTTCATGAGTATATGAATCCCCTTTATAAATTGATATATCTCTTATGCCAGCCATATTTAGCAGTCACAAGTCTCACAACCACAGCTGCACTGTTCAATACAGTCGCAACCGCATTCGCAAGATTTGTTTCTTCCTTTATTCAAATCTTCCATTATGCACCCGGCTTTGGCAACGCTCTCCAAGCTGCTTCAAACTTTGCAGCATCCTTTGCCATTTCTGGAGAAAGCTCTAAATGCAACCACTTTCCGCCGAATGACCCGGCATTGTCGGACTCACTAAAAATTTTGACCCCTGCCTCGTTTTCTCCTCTTGAGCACCTGAAGCCGCGGCCATAGCCAACATTCTTGTCCGACTTGTCAGCATCATATGCATAGTCGTGAATCTCCTCAATGCCAAGTTCTTTGGTGTACTTAATAAACCAGTTCCACATCTCAACACCAACCTTGCGGTCCGTGTAGCCAACATCGCATGCGGCTCCGGTTGCGTGGACTGATAGGAATTTCTCCATGCCTGGGTCGCCAATTTTCTTGCCTTCGGTCTTAGAGTTTCTCATCAACCTGGCGGAATACACGCCCATGTTTGTTGCTTTCCATCTTTTTCCACAAAGCTCAACGAGTTTTAGCGTTCCAGGCTGTGCGCCTTTTCCGTCAAAACTAGGATAATACGAATACTTTCTTGGCATTATTTTACCTTTCCAAATGCTGAATCATTAGGATTCAGGTAGCGCATAATGACAGGAAGAGCCGCAGCCCATAATGCATTTGCAGCCATTTTTACATCACCAGTTGATGCGTATACAGCGACAGCAGCTCCCAATACGCTTCTTGCGTAGGATGCAGCCATTGCCTTTTGTGCTTCAGTAATTTTCATATAATATATCTCCTTTGTGGATAACCACTATAAGTCAATTATACCTTAGATGTCATTTTTAGGCTGAGTCTTCGAGCCGTTAAAAATTTCATCAATCTCGTCAAGGTCTAGTTTGCCATCGTTAAGGAAGGCTTTGGCAAGACCTTCAACAACTTTAGCAACTCCTCCAATTCCAGCCATCAGGATGGCTTGAGGTAAATTAACTCCAGCAATAGAGCCAGCGCCAATCACGCCAAGACCCGATGCACCAAATACGGCAAGTATTCTTAATAAGATATTTTTTGTATTATTCATTTAGTCTTCATCCTTTTTAATTAAAACACCAAACATGTGAACAACAAATGCGGTTATTGTTAACCACAATCCATAAGTTTGAGTTTTTCCAGATAATGTAATTAAAACAATTACACCTCCGGATAGTGTCCATGCCAAAGCATGGAGTTCGTTTAAGATTTTTTTAAACATTATTTTCTCCTTGATCGGCTACTACCCCGATCTGTGTTACCAGAACCACCGCCTCCCGATGGTCCACCAGCACCTCCACCCGATGGTGCAGGACTACCTCCAGAGGGCATAGGAGCCGTTGTAATCATTGTTAAAGTAGTTGTTACAGCAATGAGTGCTCTTCTTGCTTTTACATCTATTTCAGAACCTGTAGGGACATAATCATCAAGACCTTCTCCGAAGATGTCAATCTCTCCCTCAAAGGCTTCTTTAATTTCAGTTGGGGCATCGGTAAGCGTTTCAACAAGAGCAGCTTCTTCTGCTAGAGTAAGATTCTCAACAGCAATTTCTTGGAAGATTTCTGTAGCCTGATCTGCATCAATACTCTCCAAAACCTTTGCGCTTGTAGCAAGGTCGGTTGCCTGATCTTCTGTAACACCAAGTTCCAAAACACTGTCAACAGCATTAGACACTTGTTCTTCAGAAACAGAATCTGACTCTAAAATTCCAACAACCGCTTCAAATTGTTCATCTGACAACGGCGTATCTAATACAGAGTCAATAACTGATGCAAATTTTTCATCCGAAATTGGCTCATCAAAAATAGAATCAAGGGCAGCAGAAAATTGTTCTTCAGATAACGGCTCAGAAAAGACTGCATCGACAGCAGCTTCAAATTGGTCTGCACTTAGTTGAGATGTATTGTCAAAGACAGCTTCTACTGCAGCAGAGAAGTTTTCGTCAGACATAGGCCCATCAAACACTGAATCAATAACTGTAGAAAACTGCGAATCAGTTAAGTCTTGACCAAGGAGGGAGTTAACCACTGCCGTAAGTTCTTCAGGAGTTCCGGCATCTGCTACTAAGCCATCAACAGCATTTGCAAGGTTTGCATTAGTTATAGGTGCATCGAAAATATCATCAACCGTTGCGTCTATAGTTTCTTGAACCTCTTGGGGAACTTCAATTGTTGGCGTTGGGTCTTCAGGAATTTCAACAGGTGTTGTATCTATTTCTGGAGTAGAAACTGGAGTTTGGTCCAACTCAGGAATTGAAACAGTGGTGTTTTCTGTTGGAAGTGTTTCAACAGGAGGCGGAACAACCTCCTCAACAGTCGTTGTAGTCGTTTCAGGCTCAGGTGCTATAGTTGTTGTAGAAGTTGTAGTGGAGGTTGTAGTTGAAGATGTTGTTGTGGTTGGCACCACTGTCGTTGTGGTTGTGGATGTTGTGGTGGTCGTTGTAGAAGTTGTGGTAGTTGGCTCTACAGTGGTAGAGGTGGTTGTGGTTGATTCCACTGTCGTGGATGTTGTGGAAGTGGTCTGAGTAGACCCAACACCATTGAAGCTCAGTTCATACCGCAAGTTCCACCCTTGATTTGTATGCCAAGCATCAGGGTTTCCACAGCAAATACCAGCCCTTAGTCTGTAACGACCAGCAGGTACTTCCATAGAGATGTACGACTGCAAGCCAATGGAGTCGTCAATGCTATAAAGCAAAGTTCCTGCTTCGTTGTATAGCCACAACATCGGGTCTGAGTTATACCCAGTAATCATATAAGTTTGCGCTATAAACTGTGTTGTCTCGCTGTAATCAAACCAAACATCTGTTGGCTCTGTGATTATTAGGTTTTCAGCCTTAGCGGGGGATGCAAAAATAGAAATAAAAATTAAAGGTATTAATACCCAAGAACCTTTTTTAAATCTTAATTGTCTCACCTAACAATAATACTTGATTATTGATTAAGCGACATACTCCACACCACTAATAGTATAAGTTGCTGTTGACACACTTGAGCTTACATAAATAGAAGCACCAGCGTTAACAACAACTGCTGAATCGTAAGATATAGTTTCTCCACTAAGAACTGAAAAGTTGCTTAACACTTTATTGTTTGCACCAGCAGAACCACTTGCTGGAATAAGATGAACATTGCAAAGCAGTGTGCTTGCACCTGTGTTGCAAATATTTATATTCTTCACAATTGCATAGCTTCCAACATTGGAGCTTAATGTGTAAACATTAGCTGCGCTATCGCTACCGATATAAAGAGTTTTGGGAGTTAAGTTAGCCATTAGAACCTCATCCAAGCAAGAATGCTTGTGTCATTAGCCACAGTGTTCATATACTGAATTGTGGTTGCATCTAGCACATGATCAACGATTTCACCCGCTGTATGCGCTATTGCACTTGTTGAATCATAACCTCTTGAAGATACAGTAAAAGTATTTGCTGATCTTGAAGAGCAGAGAATTTTTTCTTCTGCTGCGGTTCCTCTTCCAATTACAATTACAAAAGGGTTTAGAGAACCGGAGGGGAATGTACTTCCATCAATAACTACAATTGATGTTGCTGAGTTGGATACATTTGCTGTTAATTGTGTTTTTAAAACACCACCAGCGAATTCTCTTCTTAACAAAGCAACCCCCTAATTAGTTAATAGAAATACTTAGGTCGCCTGAGCTAACTCTAAGAATATCTCCTGCATCAAGTGATTTGTTTGCAGTTAAAGGACCATATACAAGAATATTACCACTTGTAATTGCATCGCAAACTGCAATTGCAACAACCGTACAAGTAGGCATACCGTTGAAGTCAATGTCTGAATCATTCGTTGTTGCACCTGAAGAAGCAGCATTGAATGTTGCTACTTTTCTAGCATAGGAGCCACCACTAACCTCTGTTCCCGCTGAGGAATCGGTAGGAGCGGCTGTGTAAAGAGCCAAATAAACCGTTGATGGTTTCGTATAAGTCGTTGTGCCAAGAAAATGATCAAGAAGTTTAACCTCAAGATAATCGCTTAAATTTCCAGCCATAAATTAATCCTCCTTAGAAGCCAAGTACTCTTCAAGTTCAAGTACATCTGGCATTCTAAAATTTTCAAGAGTTAGGAGGAAAGCGGCTTGCTCCTCTGTAACTTCTTGGATACTATCTTCTCTTGTAAAAAGAAGACCATTACCGCTATATGCAGCTCCACTTTCAAAAATAATAACAACACGATTATCGTTTACTGTTGCAACTTTCTTTTCTACTGGTTTTGCTTCTTTTGGCTTGGCAGCAGCCTTTTTCGCTGGTGCCTTTTTTGCCGGGGTTTTGCTTGCATCATTAACTGATGTTGAAGTAACAATATTTTCACTCATAACAAATATCTTATCATACTTAACTATAAAATGCGAAAGGGAGGGGATATTTCACCCCTCCCAATCACAAATTTCTAATTACTAATTACAGTGAACGAAGCTTGACATTCTTACCGATTACATATGAATCAGCATTTTCAATGTTGCTTGCAACTCTCATGTACTGAGTATATTCAATCGTGTCTGTCTTTGGCTTGAACTGACGGTACACAGTAATGTCACGGTGGATACCAATAACACGGTTCTGCGGGAATGTAAGTTCAATATGACCATGTGATCCTGCTGCACCTGAGTAGTCACCAGTAACGGTTTCTGGCATCAAAGGAACTTCAATCAACGGAATACCGAATGGTGAAATACCAGTTGAACCAGGACCACCATTACCACGCATTGCGCCCTGAAGGAAAGCCACATCACCGGTTACTGAACCGGGAGATGGTGCGCCTGCAGTTGCGGCTGTTGCGGAGTTTGGATTACCCAAGCTATAGATGGTGTCTTGAACATTGCCTGAACCAGAGAAGAATCTCAGTTCATTTCTGCGCTGGAGATACTTGGTTGGCATATTGCGAAGGATACGATCATAAGTAGCTCTTGAAACCTGATTACCAGCCTCATCGACTACACGACCATTTGTCTTAGCAAGCTTAACGAAGCCATCAAGTGCCTTAAGAAGACCATTGTTTGACGATGTATTACCATTGATGAACAAATCGTCAAGGTCGTTAGCTGTTTGACGAGCCATAACCTGTGCGATGTGATCTTCAAGAGATGCACCTTCAATGTTGTCTTCCAAAGACTCAGTGCTCAATGCCCAGTCAAGACGAAGCTTAACGGTTGACAATGAAACCTTGCTGAATGTTACAGCGGCATTTGCACCGCTGTCTGTTGCCTCTGTTGCCTTTGAAAGCAAGCGAGTGCCTACGGAAACCTTATCGATTTCCATTTGTGGTGTACGCATACGAACGACTCTTGCGTTCTGCATAAGTACAGACTGATCAATAACAAAATCGAGGAATCGATTTGACTGAGCTGGTTTCATCAAACCACCTGAATCATTACCTACAACCCCAGTTGTTACTTCGTCAGCTTTTGATAGAATTTCTTCTTGTGATGCCATTTTGTTTTTCCTCCTATTATGACTTATAGCCCAAGGAGTTAATTAAACCTTGTGGCAAATATACATTGTTCCATAGCGATGCTGGAGCGGACTTGGTAAGTTCCTCGCCATCCTCATCATCCTCTGGATCAACACTTTTCTTGATAGCACCAGCAGTTGCGAAGGCCTTAACCTGCTCTTCCTGCTCGGTCAGAGCTTGCTCTGTTGCTTCTAATTTTTCTTGAAGTTCAGCAGTGCTGGCTTCAAATCCCTTTGTAATATCATCGATCTTATTTTGAACCGAAGCTTCAATCTCTTCTTTAATTGAAGTAGCGAAGGTTTCGAGTTTTTGATCAACCACATCACTGAGAGCGTTTTTTAGGATTTCAATATCCATTTCTTCCTCCTGTGTGTTTTCAGTTACTTCAACTTGTGCTGAAGCATTTTCTTGAACATCTGGAACAAGCCAGTTAACTACTCTTTTTAGCAGAGATAGTCTGTTAATTTCTTGTTCATTCATGTTAAAGACCTTATCATAGTTTATATCATTTTGCAATTCGCTATCGTTCTCAGTTTTAGTAATCGCATCAATCATTTCTTTGAGAACCTCATTCATTGAATTTAGCTCTTCTAAATTGCTGTCTTCAGAAATTTCTTCTAAAGATTCTTTTTTAATTTCATTTGTCATTGAAGACTCCTTTTTCTTTTTCTTTGGATAACCCTGTGCTGGATTCTTAATGCCAGCACCCATGTTTCCAGTTGTCACTTCGCCTTCTTTTTCAATGCCCTTTTCTTTCGTATTAGCATATCTCTCAAGGAGTCTGCGACCTTTTGCAGCGAGTTCTGCTGCGTCTTGTGCGTTTTGTGGCACAGGCTCGCCCCATGCAGCAGCAGATAGCGCAAGTCTTGAGGGTTCTCCATTTGGTTTTTTCATAGGACCAGATGGGTTTGTGAAAAACCGTGTAAGGAATGAACCCTTTCTACGCATTTTTTCTGGAGTATCTGCTGCACCCCGCACTCCCGGCTTAAGATTTGCGCCTTCAGTCTCTTTAAAGTGTCTACGGCCTGCAGCAGTAAGACCGCCTTTAGGGTCTTTCAGAGGTTGTTTTGCTTTTTCAAAATCAATATCTTCAACAATATCTAGGATATAGTCAAGATTACCATCAGTGTCCATCTTGATAATGTCAACAACTGCCAGAGCATTTGCGGGGTTATCTACGAGGCTAAGTTCGCCAAGCATGTATTGCTTAATAATATTTACAGGTCGACCACGGAACATTTTTTCAGCAGATTCAATTTTTTCAACGATCTTGCCCCCAATAGAGAAGGCCTTAAGCGTTCCATCCAAAATCTTTTCCCAAGTGTCTTGGGCACCTTTTGATATATAGGCATCAACCTTGATTGCATTATATTTAGTTCCATCTTGAGCAGTTATTTCAATTGGCTCAAAATTAATTGCTTTACCGACAGCAATGGGTGCATGCATCTCACGGATGTTTCCACCCCAATTTTTAAATGCTTCTAGTGAGGCACTAAATTCAACAATATCTCCAGATTTGTCAATGTTGTCAGCAGTAGCAATACCACTTACGATTCTCTCTTCTTTCTTGATCATGTCAATGGGGAAGGACAAGTTAAAATTTTCCATAGTCACCTCGTAATCTTATATTATACACTATTGTTTGTATAATCAGCCAACTGCGTAAGCCGAAAAGCTAACACCGGCTGTAACAATTTTAATTGTTGTATAGTCGCCTGGAATTTTATGGTATGTGTGACTACCAGCATCTGGTGAATGCGGAATGACAACTTGATGTATCCCATTTAATTCAATAATAGCACTTGTTGTGTTGCTTTTATTCCATACAAACAGATAATCAGTATGATGTCCAATTGACACCACTCCGTCTGTGCTTGCGATAGCTGTTGTTGTATATACGATACTACTCATTATTTTCTCCTTCAAATACCTTAACGGTATCTGTATTATCGCCAGAATCTTGACTCTGACCTCTTTCTTTTTGATCTCCAGTGCCTTGTACACCACTTGGTGTCGCTCCACTGTCAGATCTAGACTTTGGCGGTTCAGATGATGCATTATTGGAATTACCAATAGGCGCTCCACCATTCTCCTGCTTAACTTTTGTAGGGAACGGCAACATATCATCACCCTCAGATCTTTCTGGCAAGCCAATCTTGCTTCTAACCTCATTAGGACTTACAACCTCTGTACGGAGGTATCTGTCATAAATTCTTGATTCCATGTCCTCATCAAGCAAGTCAATCTTCTTCAACTTAAACTGGAGAAGGTCTGTGAACTCGGCAAGAAGTCTATTAATCTTCTTTTCAATAATTGCTTGGTCTGGGCCGATTACTTGAATCTTGAATGTTTTATCAGCATCTCTTGAAACAGCAAGGTTTGCATTGTCATAAACACCAACTTTTGGTGCGGGAACCCTATTTGCAATAAGAATCTCATCACGGTTTGATTTGCGATACTTATCAAAAGAAGCATCCTGAATTCCCGCTTCCAGTTTCTCAAACTTAATGTCAGCATCTCCACCAATTCCGGCAGGCAATGGAACAATAAGAGTTCCGTGATTACGACCCTTGACTTCTGTTCTAAAGTAGTTTACCAATTCCATTTTGGAACGATTACTTAATTTAGCACCTTTAAGAATAATTGCATAACGAGGAATTGCTTTATTTTCAAAATAATCAATGTTGTATTCTTTTGCAAACTTATCGCCAACAATTGCGGCAGCAGCAGATACGGCTGCGGGGATACCGTAATATGTATTATTAGGAGAATACATCTTGAAATGGATGATTTCATTAGGATTTGGATCACTATTGATAGGGTCTTTCATTTCCAAATCTTGGAAGTTTCTAAAGAACACTGCTTGAATTTTATTTGCTCTTGACAGTTGCACGAAACCATCACGATGTCTTCTAACACGAACCATCGTTGCTGGAATATGACCAATATAGCCAACTTTGCCAGAATTATTTCTACCTATTTCAAGATAACCGTTTCCTACTGTTAGACAATCTTGCCAAACACGAACGAGGGTTTCAATAAGAGTTTCTTCAACATTCAAGTCTTCAAAAAGAACTTCAAGCTCTTCTCGTAAATCTTGCAAGTTCTTGCGAGTTCTTTCCAGCTTTGCTGGATCATCTTGTGCTTTCTCAATCCTTCTTCTTGATTTGAGGGTTTCTGAAAACTCAAATCCAAGTCCTACTGTATTCATAACTCTTGCATTAATAGCTGCGCAGTGGATTGCACTTTGGTCATACAACTTAGCAAGACTATCCAAGTCGTATGGAGGGTTTACAATATCCCAAAGAGAATATCCATTAACAACTTCTGGGTCAAGATATTTTGATTTTGTGCCATCTTCACCTTCGTGTCTTTTCTGTATCTTGTATGCTTTCCTCTTCATTCTTGGAGAAAGAGAATCTATCTTCACCATTGAGAATGGGTCTATCGCTTCCTCAGTTGAAGAGAAGCCAGTGTATGAAATATCATCAATTTCATCAGAAAAGTCTTGTTCGGCTAATACCATTTTGTTGTCCATAATTACTTCCTAAAGTGCTCGTCAAACACATCTTCAAAAGGATCGGCTACCAAGCCAGCAGCGAGGCGCTCTGCTTGGTCATCTCTCTCATCAGAAGAAACTTTTCTTGCACCAGGAACCCAACGGATTACTCCATCTTCAGAACCTGTCCAGTATTTGGCGGCCTCGGCAACACGAAGTTCAAGAGATTCATCACCAACAAGACCTTCTGCACAGAGAACACCATCTCCATCAGTTAATGGAAGACCATCTGGCATTATCCAAAGACATACGCCATAGGTTCTCTCCGGAACCCAAATATTTTTACTTTTGATCATATCTGAAGACATTTGAGACAATTCTACACCACTTTCTTTAATTTATCCACATTGCATTGACAACTTCTGTCAATTATTTAGGAATGTTGTCTTTAATAAGTTTAATTTCGCAAGAATCTGTACTGCAATAGTTTTCACCAATAGCGTCTGCTGCCATTCCTGCATAAACTCCGGAGAAGTCAATTGGGAATAATTTCATTTCACCATCATTGATATATTCCTCTTCTGTTATTTGAGTGTATGGCATTTGAGGATATGTAAAATTACCTGAAGGTAGGAAAGACACAGTTTTAAGTTGTCCGTCATACATGTGCAAGACGGTTCCAATATGCTTCTGCTCCTTTTCCGAATCAAAAGAGATTGTGACTGACACAGAGTTATCTGACCAGTATCTTTGAGCATGAGCAGCTATTGCCATTTTCTCAAATATAGTGACATCCTTTTCCGCTCTTCTTGCTAAAGACTTGATTGGAAAAAATACGACAGATGTTGTATCTGGGGATTCAGATGCTGGCTCAACACGGTAATTAGCCATGCGGAATAGAGGCAACATTGGATCATCATTAGAAAAACGAATTGCACGATTAAAGTACTTACCACCTGGTGTCCAATGAACTCCCGGAGACTCTCCAGCCAAAATTGAAACAGTACCGGAAGGCTTAACAGTTGTCATCTTGATTGATTCACGAATACCAAACCATTCTGAATAGATGTTGTCGTATCTTTTAATTGTTTCATATCCACTATTCATCCATTGACGCAATACAGGCATTCCATTGATGTCAGCAAAATTTGCAATACCAGACATTGACGCACCAATACGGCGATTTCTTTGCATGATTGCATTTGTTTTTTCCCAATGAGTTGGAAGAAGAGTTACAGTTTTTGCATAAAGATAAGCAAACTTCAAAGTGCGCTTATAGTCATCAAGAGAGTCGTGACGGTTGAGGTAGGTTTCAACAAGAGTGCAGCACTCGTATGATTCAAGTGATTGCTCTGCACAGGGGTTATAACCAGCAACACGCCAGTCTTTATTATTTGGAGGATCAGCCAAGCGGCCATATTGCTGAGACATGTCCATCCAAATAACTCCGGGTTCACCATTCAAAGCAATGCTGTCAATAATATTTGAGATATCAGCACCAACCTTTGTCTCGATAGAGTTGTTACTCATCCATCCATGTCCGGGATCACTAGGATCGTATGAATTTCTTTCAGGGAATACTTCAGGATTTTTCAGATTTAAAAAGTCTTCCGTATTGCGACCAATAAACAACTCTGCTGAACGGCGAACATTCCCTGATACAACACAAACACCAATTAAGTTACCCATATCGGCAATATCGACTGTTGTTAACTTTTCCCCTCCACGACCTTCAAACATTTTTTTAATCTTTTTATGAAGTTTCATCAATGGCTCTGGACCAGATGCTGTGCCTCCAAATGTTGCAATTGGCGATCCATATGGTCTTATAAGTGAGTAATCAAATTCGATTGTTGGCTGATCTGGCTTTAGATATGAATTAATTAAATCACCAGTTGCTCTAGCCCAACTCTCTCTGTCATCTGCAATGACATCAACAAACACCTTGTCTAAAGGTTTGTAAATATTAAAATCTTTATCGGAACCCTTGTCGTCAAAACCAACACCAATGCCAAGCATTGATGCTTCCATCAAAAAAGTAAATGGCTCAGCAGGATTGTCTTTAGACATTTCAGATGTTGAAACAAAAGCACAGTTTTGAAGAGCAGCGGAGTTCTTGTGAATGTTTACAAGAGGTGTTCCCATAATCCAAAGTCCACGACCTGGGGGTGTCCACTTGAGATTAAATAAGCGATCAAAGGCTTCTTTTGCGCTAGATTGAGCCTTTACGCCGTTCCAAGGTAGACGGTTTTTTCTGCAGTGGTCTTTTTGTAGCGAGTACATGCCATTAATGACACGCTCGCAAACATCAGTCCAAGTCTCCTTTGTTCCATCCTGTTTTTTTCTTGAATATGTCCTCAAGAAAGTTATTTCCCCAACCGAGTTGCCTGCAGCGTCTCTGTATCCAAATGGGGCTTTTTTGTTTTTATATGATGATACAAAATCATCACTAAGTCTGAATGAAAATAGACTTTCATTTAATGTGCTTGAAACCATGAATCTCCTTAATAGTGTAGACAACAATTTTATCAAACCTAGAACTAAGCGCAATAGATATTACTTAGGTCTAATGTTTTTTTCGTATTCGTCTAGTCTATCGAGCATCATATCAGCAATTGCCGGCCATGAATGGTTAGCGTGAATTATTTTTGCAGAATTCAAAGCGAGCATTTTGAAGAGGTCATATTCATTAACGACATTCTCCATGTGCATCACAAGTTCTTCAAAATCAGGTATAGCCCAGTCCCCAGTGTCTGTTGCGTATGAATGGCTGTTGAAAGTTGCATCACCATATTCAGCTGCCAATGGTATTCCATAATGAGCAAAGTCAGCGCAACCAGTTAGGTTTGTGACAATTGTTGGCATACCGGTTGCCATTGCTTCAAAAGGTATCATTCCAAAACCTTCTCCACTTGTTGGGTAAACCATGCAATGACATTTGGCATAAAGTTGTATTATCTCATCATTAGAGAAAATATCTGGAATACCGATAATTTGAGGATGCTGGTCAGCTTGAACAAGCTTGCCATTTACATAGGCTTCTGCAAAACAGAACTTATTATACTTAAGTATTAATTTAAAATCCTCTTTACCTTCATAAAGTTCTAGAAAGGCATCAACAACAAGTTGAGCATTCTTTCTTTTAGCATCTCCACCAATATGTAGAAAATTAAATGTATTATTTAATTCTCTTTCAATAATTCTATATTCTGAAGAGATACCATGAGGTATTACAAATATCTCTTTAGATATACCATTGTTAATGTAAACATCTTTTACAAAGTTTGATGTAGTCCATATTTCATCACAAATGTTCATATTGTAATGCCAGCCTTCTGGTATTCGTGTAGACTCCCAAGGAGTATAACCTATATTATAAGAATTTGACAATTGATAATAATAAGGCTGACAGAAATTAATATGAAAAGGTATTTCTGGATTGTTATACATAACAACAGTATTTTTTTCCTGAAGAGCGGTAATCATACTTACTGCAGCGTTTGTGTACCCCTGACTAGACCAAAGTTCACCACTTAAGTCCATGTTCTGAGCGCTAAACCAGCTTATTTTTTTCATTTATTTAATCTGTCTTCTTTTTATCGGTAATTTCTTTAGCGTGAGGTATCTCATCATTGAAGTCCAAATATTTTACACCATTATCGATTAATTTTTCAGCACAATCCTGATCAATTTCACAAGTTATGGCTCTTCCAGTAAAAGCACAGTAGGTTGCGGCAATATAGAAATCAGAACATTTAACAACACTAATCACATCTTCGTCAAGGACAACGAATGGTCCACAGTCTTCAGATTCTACAATTGCGATAATTTTCATATATATATAATACTATTAGTACTCTATTAGTACATTAAATACTATAGGTATACTAGGTATACCATAGTGTACTAAGTATACTGGCGCATCTTCCGATGCGAAGCATACCATGCCCTTCAAGAAAAATATCAAAATTTTCATTTTTTTTTCCAAGCCCTGCTATCCTACTGGTATGACAAACGAATATTATCATGAAGTATTGGATTTTGGAGAAATTGAGTTAATCTCATCGATGGCATCAGATCTTGATGTAGTCAATGCTGCCAAGGTCAGCTTCTCTTCTTATAAGAAAGAAATTGATGAATCCTGCGTTGGCTTGATTAATTACCTTGTAAAGAACAAACATGCGACTCCGCTTGAACATTCCGTTTTTAAATTCCGCATAAAGGCTCCCATCTTCGTTACAAGGGAGTGGATGAGGCATCGCTGGTCATCGTTTAATGAGATGAGTATGAGATATTATGTTCCACCTAAAATTGATTACTATATCCCAGCCTTTGAGAATATTAGAAGACAAACCGGAAAACCTGGTGCTTATTCTTTTGAAGAAATTGAAGACCCAGATCTCAAATCATTGGTTATGCGCAGGATGCAAGAAGTAATTGGCTATTCTGATTTAGTTTATCGAGACTTGATTGAATTAGGTGTCGCTAAAGAAATTGCTCGATGTGTGTTGCCGGTAAGTCAGTATACAGAGTTTATATGGACAGTTAACGCTAGAAGTTTGATTAATTTTATTTCATTAAGAAATGATTCAAATGCTCAATATGAAATTAATGAATATGCAAAAATTATTGAAAAAGTTTTTGCTCAAAAAATGCCAATAACATATGAAGCATTCATTAATTCTGGTAGAGTATCTATATGAGTTTTTTTCTATTTTGGTCATGGATTGCAATCCATACATTAATACTGAATATAGCAATAAAAGCTGGATGGAGCCATGACGCAGGCTATGTTGCTCCATTCTTAATGATTCTTTCATTACATTTAATTATTGCATTGTTTAATGCCAAAAATAGAAGTGGATCTTAAATCTTTCTTAAAGGATAAAAAAGTATTGGCTTTGTCTGATACATCTTATCCCCATAAATATATAAAAGACTTTTGCAACGAAATATCTGAGTCCGTTGTCGATGTTTATGTATCCCCAGCAACAACATCTGGATTTTTGAAAGTCTATGTCTCTCATACTGGAAACAGGCGATCAAAAATATTGAAAGATAAGAAATTTTTGTTGTTTAACAAAATTAAGCCAAAAGATTATATTATTGTTATATTTTTTGGTTCTAAAAAGACAAAAGAAACAAGAATGTTGACAGTTTTGGCGCAACAGCTCGTAATTCACGATTATAATATAATTACAGTAACCGAGGAAGGAGTAGATTATGACAAGGATAATCCCATTTTCAAACAATGAGCACATAGATGACTATGAAACCTTGGAGATAAGAATCAAGTCTGTCCCTTTTGAGGATGGCTATGCCCCGGTCTTCTATATTTCTAGCCCAAGTGATGATTACATAATGGATATTGAAGAACTTGGTTGCCTAATGGATGGGATAGACATTGCTAGAAAAAATATAGATGATATTATAGATGTCTTACTGAGGTCTAAGAATGAATAGTGTTCCTGGTTTAATTATGGGTCGTGTCCTTCCCAATTTCCCCTACCCAGAAAAAGAATGCCCCTATTGCTATCAAAAACTAAAGATTGTAAATGCTGTACATTGGGAAGAAGACATGTACCAATACAAGGCTTTATACCTAGATCCAAATCCAGAATGCCCAGTATACGATGAAGGTGCTCGAAAAGCATACGCTAGAATTGTCTATTCAACAGAACAAGCCTATGCTGAGTTTAATGCAATCTCAATACCAGTTCAGAGATGGGGTCAAGAAGATTTGTACAGCTATTATAAGTGATTAATGGTAAACTGGTAGATACTATGTCTAATCAAAACCTTGATGATAAGCAAATTGATAACCTATTGAAATCATTAACCGAGTGGTTTGGTGAAAAATGGGTTGATATTTCTAGACCAAAAAAAGGTGGTGGATTTGAGCCTTGTGGTCGCAATGATGCGAAGACTGGTAAATATCCTAAGTGTGTTCCTGCTTCAAAAGCAGCAAGAATGACACCGGAAGAGATTGCATCCGCTGTACGCAGAAAAAGAACAGCGGAATCAACACAGACAAGGGATGGCAAGAAACCAATCAATGTCTCGACAGATAAAGAAAAGATTGAAAAAGCAAATGTACCAACAGACCCAGCTCTCTATGCTAGAGTTAAAGCTGAGGCTAAAGCTAAATTTGATGTTTACCCCTCTGCCTATGCGAATGCATGGCTGGTTCGTGAATATAAAAAAAGAGGAGGAGGTTACAGGGTGACAAAAGAGAATGTTGAAAAGGTTGCAGAAGACCTTTCAGAAGAAGAAGCAGCGCTTGCAGATGCCTTGGTGACAATTGCATCCAACTATGGCAAATTCAATGAAGATGAAACAGGAATTTGGGCTGGCTATGATAGTCCAGAAGAAAATGAAGTTAAAAGTATTGGAGTTAAGTGCTCAAATTGTGTTCTATATGAAGGTGATGGTGTTTGTAAGATTATTGCCCAGCAAGTAGAAGAAGAAGGGAAATGCAGGTTTGCTGTAATCCCAGATGGACTCGTAATGCCAGAAATGGATGATGAATACGAAGAAGAGGATGACGAAGAAGGAAATTCAATGTCTACCCTCATCTCTATGATTAGAGATTTATTAAATAATAAGGAGAAATAATATGAAATATAATATGGAAAAAATGGCTAAAGACCACCAAGCAATGAAGTCTTGGCATGAAACAATGGCTAAGTCTTCAGCAGAATCGATGCAGGATCATATCAAAGCAGCAGCTTGGCATGAATCTCAGACAGACATGATTAAAGGAATGATGAGTGAAGTACCTCTTGACCCAGAGAAGAAAGTTACTTCAATTCCTACAGCCGGATCAGCTTCCACACCAACTTCTGGTGCCGGTAAGACAGCTCCGACCAAAGAAGTCCCTCTTGACCCAAATACTGTCAAGAAATCAGACCTGATTGCGATCCTTGAAGAGCACACTGCACTTCATGGTGATTTTGACATGGAAGTTAATGCAATTGCCAATTTCTTGATTAACGAGTAATCAATGGATGTTGGAGTAAGTGTTGCTATAATTACTGGGATATTTTCAGTACTTGTAACACTAATACAGAAAGCAAGACGAGAGAATAAGTCAGACCACAACATGGTTTATGAATCCTTACAGGATTTGAAAACTGATGTTCGTGATGTTGGCACAAAATTAGACAATCATATTGATTGGCATTTAAAAAAATAGATTTGATATAGCGCTTTAGGCAGTCGTATTTCGTAAGATTATGATTGAAAATTAAGGCGCTATATCTATTTTTTTATTCAAAAATCCCCCATCTTTTATAAAATCGTGGTATCCTACTGTTGAGCAACAGGAAGGAAAAACAATGCTAACAAGAGCTCAAATTGAAACATATGTCAAAGAAATCCCAGAGGCTATCGACCCCGAGGATCTTAGGGCCGCCTATGCGACCATTACTGGCTTTGCCGAAGATAAGTCTATTAAAGAGATTCAGTCTTATTATTCACTAAGTTCAGAAAAGGTTGATCAATGGATGAATTATTTCAAATTCAACACGGTCAGATCTGAAAATGCTGGTAAGCGCAGTTCCAAAACAAAGAAGATTGAAAATTATCTTAAGGAAAATACTGGTAAGATTGTGACTCCAAAACAAGTTGCGGAAGATGTAGGAATGTCATTGCCAACTTTTTATAATTTCTATAATGCAAATATGGGATACTTCAAAAAAGTAAAGCGTGGAAGTTTTGAAATCTTAGACCCTAGGCAAGAGAGGGCTAAAAAATAATGTCTGCTGAATCTGTTATCCAAAAACTTGACGAGGCATGCAAGTATGTTGAGCAAGATATCTATCGCTCAGTAATGTCTGAAGCCGCGTCTGAAATCGAAAGACTGAAAGCTTATATTCTAGACCTTGAGTCTTCGGTTAGATATTTGACACTGCAATCGACTAAGGGACTGTAAAAGGAGCAACACTAATGGAACTCGTTCTTAGTGCAATAGCTATTGGTTGTTTTGCTGCTATTATTTTAATTTGGATTAGCGGTCCATGACAACTATTGTTGCAATACAAGGTGATGGATATGCTGTTATCGGTACAGATTCACGAATCTCATCTTTTGACGAAACCGGAATGGCTTATCAAATAACAACTCTTGGAACAGGGACATCAAAGATTGCATCAGTTGGCCGTTACTTGCTTGGGGCAGCGGGAGATGTAAGAGCAATTAACATCCTTCATCACGCATTTAGTCCTCCAGTGCCATCTTTCAAGACCTCTGGCGCAAACCTAGATCAGTTCATTACACAAAGGTTTATTCCGGCACTAAGGGAATGCTTTGAGCAGACTGGTTACGCAATGCCCGACAATGATGAGAAGACTCACATTGCAGAGCAGGCTTCTACAATTCTTGTTGTGATAAATGGTGTGATATATATAATTGATGGGGACTACTCTTGGACTTCTGACCGCACTGGGGTTTATGCAATTGGTACTGGTTCCTCATACGCCCTTGGTGCCATACAAGCCATTGCCGGAGGGAAACAATTGCAAATACCTAAAGCAAAACTTGCTATTAATAAAGCACTTTCGATAACATCCAAATTTGATCCATACACAGGTTCTCCATTCCATATTTATGTGCAGGAGCAATGATGGCTGTCTACGATTACAAATGCATAAATGGTCACATGTATACAGAAATTAGATCAATTAAAGAAGACCAAAGAAGAGTTGAGTGCGAATACTGTGGAGAATTTCTTAAACAAGTTTACACACCACCCCTTATGCAATTAAAGGGAACTGGCTTTTATCGGAATAACCGATGATGTATAATATTTATGACACCCTTTGTGTCTGTTGCGCAAGTGCAGGCTACCTTGGGACCGTTATAGTACACATGAAAGCCCCGGAACTATCCCTACGCAAGTAAATAGCCGGGGTTTTCGAACTAAGAAAAGGAAAATATGACAAAATTAATATCAGAGATTGATATGCCAACAACTAAAACAAATATATTGGCATCGGACTTAACAAAATATCAACAAGTTGAAGAAAATTTAAAAATTGGTAAAGAGTCTTGGATTGCATCTTTTGGGTTTGGCTATGTTTTATACCATCAAGAGGATATACGCAAAATTTTACTAGATCAAAGATGGCATAACGCTTTAGTATTTTATGCTGCGGTTAATAAAACTGACGAACCTGAAAAAGACGAGTATTATAAAAAAAGAAGAACTAATATCTTAATAAATTTAGAAGGAGATGACCACGCAAGACTAAGAAGTTTAGTCGCTCCATCTTTTACTCCCAAGAATGTTGCTTACTTAAAACCATTTATTAACTGGATTACAAACAAAATGATTGACGACATCCTTGTAAACAAAAAATTTGATATACAAAAAGATTTATTCCACAACCTTCCGGTTTATGTCTTATGCCAATTAACAGGGCTTCCGGCGAAAGATATTGAAATCTTTAATGTATGGGTAGAGAAGGCTTTCAGAACTTTTGGTCTAAATGACCGTGAAGAAATTCAGAGAATTAGAAAAGAACAGCAAATAATTGATGACTATGTTTTGAATTTAATTGAAGAAAGAAGGAGAAACCCTCAAAATGATCTTATAACCCAATTAGTTCAAGCGGAGGAGTCCGGAGACATATTGACCAACGAAGAGGTCGTTATGCTTATTCAAGTTATCATGTCAAGCGGAATTGATACGACCAGATGTCAGCTTGGCCTATGTTTATCTTATTTTGCAAACAATCCAGATAAATGGGAAGAAGCAATCGGTAGCGAAGAATCTATGAACAGACTTCTAGAAGAGGCTATGGCTTTTGATGGAACTATTCGTAATGTAGGTAGGTTTGCTTCAGAGGATATTGTCTATAAAGACATACTGTTCCCAAAGGGCACATTTGTTGTTCCTGCTTTAAACATCTCTAATATAAATGAGACTGATAAGAAACCACTTACTTTTGGACTAGGGATTCATCACTGTCTAGGTACAGCGTTAGCTCGCCTTGAGATTCAAGAAGTTTTCTCAATTCTCGCCAAGAGAATTCCTTCCTTCCGTGTTGATAGCATTGAGTATAAAGAGACAACAGATGCCATCTGGGGTCTTAAGTCTCTTGTAATAGAAGTTGAGTAAAGTGAGACTATCAATAATAGATAATGCAGAATACAAAATACTATTATATCAACACGAAGAACTAAAGAAGGAAAATAAACTCCTCAAAGAAGAACTTGCCTATTTTGATATTGGTAAAATTTTGCTTGGTGCAAACCCTGTGGTTGGTAAAATCGATGCAGAGTCATCAAACAAGGTGTATGATTCGATTAAGGAAAGATACAGATTAGCCCAAATTTTGGGCATGTAGAATAGTTGGAAAGAAAGAAAAAATAATGAAAATTGAAGGTTCTGTAGTATTAGTTACAGGTGCAAATCGTGGATTAGGCGCAGAGTATGTTCGTCAATTATTAGATAGAGGGGCATCAAAAGTTTATGCCAGTGCTCGTAATATTGAATCAGTAACAAACACTGGGGCTGTACCGATCTCTCTTGATGTAACAAGTGCGAGTGATATTGCTGCTGCTGTGGAAGCGTGTGGTGATGTCACTATGTTAATCAATAATGCTGGTATCGTTCGGGGTAACTCTATTTTGTCTGACAATTCTCTAGAGCATGCAAGAGCTGAATTTGAAACCAATGTATGGGGTCCGTTTAATATGTCGAGAGGTTTTGCACCAGTATTGGCAAAAAACGGAGGAGGAGTTGTTGTTAATGTTCTTTCAGCAGCAGCATGGTTTAGTGTTAAGGAGATAGCGACATATGCCATGTCCAAGTCTGCAGCTTGGTCCTTAACCAACGGACTTCGCTTAGAGCTTGCACAATACAATACTCTTGTTGTTGCAGTGCATGCTGGCTTTATTGATACAGATATGGCAGCTAATGTTAAGGCGGATAAAGTTTCTACTTTCCAAGTGGTGGAGAGAACACTTGATGCAGTAGAAGCAGGCATGCCAGAAGTTCTTGCAGATGATGGATGTATTTTTGTAAAAAACAATCTTCCAAACCATATTGAAACCTTTTACCCTCTAATTGCTGGATTACATCTTTAATATGCTAAACACAAGTGTTCATGAGCTATTTCCGACTCTTTTGACGGAAACAAAATATGACATGAATCAAAAAATTTTAGATATTATCTACGATAATTGGAAAACTCACTACACAAATGGTTATTCAAATGAAGGGACTGGAAATCTAGATATTCATACTGATGAATCTTTTAGGGATCTTTATATTTTTCTAAATAAATGTGTCATAGAGTATCTTAAAGTTATGGGTATATCTGGTGAAAATTTTAATATTAATTTTGTAAAGTCTTGGTTCAATTCACTAGAGAATATACCTACACCTATGCACTGTCATGCTGATGCTCACATATCAGTTGTTTATTATGCACAAACTCCACCAAATACAGATCAAATTATTCGTTTCAACGCTCTTAATGAGTCAAGAGAATTATTTCATGGCGCAGCTCGAAACAATTCATTTGAGATGAATAAATTTAATTCAGCTGTATACGCTGTGGCACCAACAGAAGGAACCGCATTGGTATTTCCGGCTCGTGTTTTCCACGATACCATTGGGGCAAATAAAGGATTTCACAAAGAAGAACCCCCTGTAAATACAGAGAATGACTTAAGAAGGAAAAGGATATGTATTGCTTCTGATGTTATATTAACATATAAAGAAAAGTCTAATAAATCTTTAGGACTTCAGCCAGTTTCGCAGTGGAGAAGGTTTTAACTTGATGATACAAATATTTGAAGACTTTATATCCAAGGAGCTGGAGGATACCCTCCTTAATTTTGTATCCAGCAATGCATTCCCATATCGTTTCCAAGATATTCATAATGGGGCACCTGTCTCATCCAAACAACTCACCCATCATATCTTTATGGCCGGTGAAGAGAGACAATCCCCTCACTACCCGATTATTTCTCCGTTACTAGAATCTATCCAAGATTTATACGGAGACATACTTTTATATAGGGCGAAGGTTAATGTCACAATGCCAAACCCCTCTGGCAACCCCCAGACACCGCACACTGATTTGAAATTGGAAGACGGTGGTTTGATTCCACATCTTGTTTGTTTATACTATGTAAACGATTCAGATGGTCCTACCTACTTCTATGATGACGACCTAAATGTTATAGAAGAGATACACCCCCGAAAAGGAACGGCGGTTATATTTGATGGGGATATACTTCATGCAGGTAGTAATCCAATTACAACCCCTTTCCGGTTTGCGATAAATATAAATTTCCTTCCGTCATAAGAATTACCGACATCTTATGGTAGTATGATGTCACCCCCCTTCAACAGTGGGCCACGAAAGATACTAATCGGTTTGACCTGTTTGACCTGGTATTGGTGGCATTGCCGATTGTATGGGGATTTCCCAAAGGAGTCATAAAGGAGTACCATGAGAAAGCTATTTAAGAGAATTAGACACAAGCGCAAAATGAAGAGCGTTGAGCGCATGATCATCCGTGAGATCCATAAGATGAGAAATGAACGAGTTGCCCACCTTAACTCTATTAAGCCTCTAAAGGATCACTTGGAAAAGAATAAGCTAGAAACTTTAAACCCGAAATTTAAATCAAACTACTCCTATCCTAATATCGATAAGAAGTTCTATGAAGACTTAGCAAAGTACCGTAGAGAAGAATTTGAGAAGAATAAGCATAATCCCAATCTATCCCCTCTACCTCGACACGATACCTCACAATTTAACAAGCTTATGATGAGTGAAGATCTAGAGAAATATAAGGTTAAACATCCCAACCCCAAATTTCAAGCCAACGAGAAATTCAATTTTATTTTTCGCAATAAGTTAAACTTTCAAGAGAATGTCATCTATGACTACGATGAAGACCAGGATGACACTGATGACAACCCAGAAGTCTTCTAAGCCATTTTCTAATCAACCATCCCCTACCGTTTAATACCGGCAATCTTTTTACAAATTTTAATATTTTTGGAAAATTGAGTACATATTTTTACAATGTTACTTACGATTTCAGTCGTACA